TACTTTACAGTAGTCCAGCGAGTCTGTCCATTTACATTGAGCTTGACACGAGCAGAGCCACTAGGGTTCTTTACGATTTCCTCAATTACGCCAGATACCTTTGACTTGGCGGTGGTGAACTGTGAGCCAACAGTTAGAGTGGTGTTTGACATTTTGCTTCCTATCTATTTTATTTTGATTATCAACTTTTGTTGATAGCTCTATTGTAGCCTAACCCTACGACATTATCAACTCTATTTAGCAATTTATTTATAACATTTCTGGGGGAAAATCGTTATACTTCGTAACTTGATTTTAGGATCGGAATGTGGTCGGCACACCTGTACCCCTTTTGTCAAGGGGCCAGGGTATTTAGTTAGCTCCTGCTAACCAGAGTATCATTAGGGCAATTAGGGCTAGAGAGAGTATTATAATTTCCATAGTCTACCATTATCTCACAATCTACCTAACTTGTCAATCACTGGGCACTCCCTCTAACTACAATCCAGATTAGGGCTTGCATTGCTCTAGGTGTCATACCAAAATCAAATGCGGTTTTCTTTACTGCCTCTACTAGCTCATTGTATTGAGACTGGTTAGGTGTCTTACGCTCAATTCCAACTGCCCGTAACATCCATACATCAATCACGACAGCTTGCTCATCACCTGCAATAGCCTTAGCGAATGCATTAGTTTTCATACCCTTCAAAGCACCAAAGCCAAGTGTCAAGGCATTGTTAGCCATTACTAGGTTATTCTTTAGACAAGCAACATCCTGCCCTAATGACCAAGCAATAGCCCTAGCAACATTTACTGACCAACGCTCTCTAGGTGAGAATGCAGAAACAACACTTGCACCAACCTCTAGAGTAGTGTTTAGGTTTTCTGCAACCTTCTCTGCAATACGCTCTGCGTCTACGTACCATTTACTTGCTTGCTCTACTTGTCCAAAAGTAGCGCTCTTTACTATTCCTGTGTATGCTGCATAGTAGTCCATTGGGGTCCTTTCGTTTATAAGATTATTTTAGCAATACCCTCTGACATTTCTAAGGATCTTTCAGGGGTTTCTTAAACATTCTTAATTTGACATCTGCAGCAAAATCTGGTCGGCCCCTTTTCAGGGGACTTGTCAAGTCTATTATTTAGGCTGTTGCTAACATTCTGTTAGTGTCTACAATTCTAATAGCAACATTAGACATCACCAAGTGCCTGGCAGTAGCCAGATTAGCAACGGGCTCAATTGATCCATCTTGATACTCAACATACCAAGTGTTAGTTAGATACGCCATTAGTATTCCTCTCCTTCTTCGTCTTCCATTACCCAAGCGTCAAGTCTAAGTGACTCAATAACTTGACTTGCAGGAATGGAGGTTGCTCCATTTCTAAACTCTACGCCTTCTGGTAGCTCAACCATGGCATGATAGTCTTGTTCCCAATAGTGGAAGATAGCCATCTTCGCTACTGGTATCATCTTGCTAGGAATTGGTGGATAACAATTACTACTAAAGTGCATTGCTAGTTGTTGCTCTAAGGATACTTCTGTTCCTGCTATGCCCATTGCTGTTGACATTCCCATTGCTATTCTCCTTCTACTGTTTCTGTTTCACAATCACAATACTGAACCATTAGTTTACCATTGACTACTGACACCATACCAAACTCACAACAGGTTTCACAAAAGTGAACGCTTAGTTGTCCTAACACTAGTATCCTGCCTTCTCAAACATAGCCAATAGCTCATCAATAGCATCTTCGCTTAGGGCTTCAATAGCTTCTTCGTTGATTACATTCTCAAACATTCTTTACCAGCTTTCTTGTTGAGGGGTGATTAGCATAAATAGCATAACATCTACCACAGACATTCTTGAGTAGATAGCCATACACTGTATCTGAGTGAACGAACTTTCTACAGTCTTCGCATACATAACTAACCATTAGCTCTACTTTCTTTGATAGCGTTTACTTTGTTGCTTTGGCGTGTGCCTTTGTATTTCTTTGGGGTTTCTACTAGGTGAGGGGCTTTTAGCATAGACTGGAATAGCGCTTGGCTTTCTGCCTTGCGTCTTGCTTCATTTCTTTTACCTATCATACCAATAGCCTAGCATAACCCTCTGACATTTCTAGCATACTGTTTAGCATCCTAATTTCAGCCTGTTGCTTCTTAGTGTGAACAGCATGGCAGTTGGCACAAATAACACGACACTTCTTCAGCTCAGCAAAAAAGATAGCTTGAGACATTCCTATCATTTCTCCTGGATTTAGGGTCTTGCCATTTTTTGTGCGGTATTTGGTCTTAGGGTCTAAGTGGTCTAACTGTAAAGCTTCTGGATAGTCTTTGTATCCACATTCTTCACATCCCTTGCCTATCTTGTAAGAATCTAAGAATTTTCTACGCTCAAGCCTTGTCTTGCCATAGGGTAGTTTCTTCATTTGGCTTCCTTTCTTGTAGTAAAAGAATAACACAAACTACTGACATTTTGTGGGATATTCCACGACTTTTTTAATAGACTACGTAATTGACTTTTGGATCAAAATGTGCCGACCACCTTTCGGTGGATTTGTCAAATCAAAAAGGCGGAAAGTTTTTCTCTGCTTCTTTTTGTATCTTCTCGTTCTCTGACATCAAAAACAAAATTGCCATTAGTTGAGTTCCAACAAAAACAATTAGCAAAGCTAGAATAACAATTCCAAAAATCAAGTAGTCCATTTTTATTTCTCCTCTGGTGTTGTAAATAGTTCGCCAACATTTTCTGTTAGCATTAGGTCAATTTGGTAAATCAACATCTCTAATTCTTCTTTACTCATCAACCTCAACCTCTGACAATCCTATACGATAAGCAATTGGGTCGCAAGCTTTTAGAATTTGTGAAGGGTAAAAAGTTAGCTCTCCAATTTGGTAAACAGGGTAAAGCTCATCAAGTAATTCATCAAACTCTTGCTCGTTCATTAGTTGCTCTCCTCAATTAGCTCAAGAACTTTATTCTTTAGCTTGTTGTCTGCCAATTCCCACATAAGGGTTAGAGCGTAAGAATAACCGCCAATGTCTGTTAGACCTGTTGTTGCTTTTACAAGCTCAACCAAGTCCCTAGTTCCTAGTGTTTCTACTTTTTCCATTTTATTTCCTTTCGTTAGTTCTAACCTAGCATACCCTACTGACATTTATAGATAGTCGTTAGGGTCAAGGTTTAGGTAGTCTATTGCTTTTTCCAACGGCATCATTCCGTCATACTCATTACAGTTGTGGCAAACGATAGTATCGCTTGTGAACACGCTCTCGCAGTAAACACACATCTTGTCCATTTGTTCCTTCTTTCTCTTGACTTACTAAAACCCTATCACACACCTACGACATTTACAATAGAAACGCCCTATTTTCTTTTGTGGATTTCCTAAAACTTTCGTGAGGATTTTTGTAGATAACGTAAAGAGTTATACACATAGTTATCCACAGGGCCGACCAGGTTTACCTGGGCTTGTCAAGCCTACTCCTCAAAGAAGCTGGGAGGCTCGTTATCCCAATCAGGCTCAATGTAAGCCTCCCCTTCAAAGCAGAAAAACTCCTCAGTGGTGCAGTTCCAGTCATCCATTTGGTATCCTTTCGTTATAGCTAAAACTTATCACAGACCTACGACATTTGTCAAATACGACACGCCAAAAACTTCAGTGAATTTTTAGACATTCTTATAAAGTCTTGTTGACAAAACAATCAAAATGCGGTCGGCATTTTTTTAGCGATCTGTCAAGCAGACACGCCGTATTAGCTTAGTTTATTTCACCATAAGCTTCATAGCAATACTGGCAAGCTTCCTCGCCATCAACCTCTACGGTTGGAACATAGTTATCATCTATTTCGCAAAATTTGAAATCAATCATCTTTTACATCCTTTCTTTTTATTTCTATTTATCTTTATATCTATAACCTAACATAGACCTAGGACAAAGTCAAATCGACACGCCGTGTTTGTAAAAGTTTTTTATAACAAATTGATAACGAATTTTCAGGGATTTCGTAGCCTATTCATAAGTTATCCACAGAGTTATCCACAGGGTCGGCGCTTGCGGCGTGTCGCCCAGTATTTATGCGGGGTGTAGCATTGTAGCCTTGGCACAAAAAATTGGTCAAAAGTTTGTACGCAACACACCCCAAAATGTACCCAAAATGTCGGGGGTATGTGATAGGTTATAAGTATAGAAAGAAAGATTAGATAAATAGAAAGGAGTTCAGATGATGAACTTAGTAGAAATGGTAAATGTAGAGTTTTGCGAGATTTGCGATAACTACACTCCTAGATTATGGGTAGATGAATTTGCTCAAGAGTGTTGCGAATTATGCTACAACGCTTACGGAGAGTGTAACTAATGAACAAGATACAAGAAATGTTTGAGTCATTAGTTAGACTAAAGACTAATTGCTACACTGCTGAAAGTAGTGATGACAGCAACGCTATCAAGCGTGATGAATGGAATTATGAAAAAGCATTAGCTAGTCAAGATTACTTTACTGATAACCAAATCACTAACGAGGCTAACGCTCGTTGGGATAAGATGATAGCTAAGATGAATAAAGAATACAATGAAAGGAAAAAATGATTACTCTAACTTTTGAAACTTGGGAAGAATTTGATGACGCAATTTCTTCTATCGCCTCTCTAACAATAAATCTAAATGAAAGTGAAAATAAATAAATGGAAAATGAAATGTTTGAATGCCCAAGATGTGGTCAAGATGTTTATGTAAACACGCATCCCGAAATTGGATGTGATTACTAAGTAGGGGTATCCCCCCCTGCCTAGTTTGTGTGCGCACTATTTTTTTATTTATTTTTTTATAAAATCATGTATCATACATCTCAATAAAATATTCAGATTTTGCTAGATCTGAATTTAAAAATTTTTTCAGATTTCCTCCAAACCACCTTTACAATATTTTTCAGATTTTTGGGGGTATCAGGTGTATAATTAATCATGGCAATCATAGAAGGATCCATAATCCTCCTGATAACAATATCTATTGCCATCTTGATCAAATACAGAGATAGGGACTAGTCATGAATGATTGCAAATGCGACACATGCAAATGTGAGAAGAAAAACTAATATAACGGTTTGGTAACGGTTTGGTTACTTTTTCGGGGTATCTCCAAAGAACACCTTAATAGCCAATGCTATAACAATAAACCATAAAGCTAACTCTGATGTCATATATCCAGGATAGCAGCAAAACCTTGGTTTGTCAACAAATAATGGTTTGTCAAGAAAAATGGTTTGATATTAGCTAGATAGCCTATATTTTCGGGGTATCAAGTCATCTCTGATGGCGAAGCTAGAAAACCATTACCACTTATGCACAGGACAATGAGCTCTTTCTATCTTAGTCTTAAGCTTCATAAAACATCCACACTTAGAACATTGTTCTGCTGGTCTTTTGAGAAATTCGCAGCTACGACAAATAGTCATTCTACGATCAAATTCGGTTTGGTCTACTTTAGACTCTGTGACCATATGCCAAGGACGTGCTTCTATTGTATCTTCTCTTATTACTTTATCTTCATCAGGGGAATTGGTCATAGGACTATTATAGCGTATACCCTGGAAAATAACCCAAAAGTTGACATAGGTGGTTTGTTAAAACCATGGTTTGTCAATAGGGGGTTTGGTTACTCTTATATCACGCCGAGCTTAATTCGCCGTATTTAAATAAAAACTTTGATATAATTGTAGAATGTCAACAGTAGAAACTCTAGCTGCAATCGTCGGACTTATAGTTGGATTTTCAACAGTTATTGCAGTTTCCGCAGCTGGTATTCGCTGGCTTACAAAACACTATTTCGACGAAATTAAAGCTGAGTTTAAACCAAATGGTGGTGGATCTTTAAAGGATCAAGTTAATAGACTCGAAGCTCAACACGGCGAACTTAAATCTAAAGTTGATAAGATCTACGATGTTATTGTCGAAAATGGATTAAAGTCTAGTTCTAGAAAATCTAAATAATTTCTCTATATATAATATATATAATATACTTGGTATCTAGCTAGCTATTTATATTTATATATTATATTATACATACACATTTGCAATTGTCAACTCTTTTTACCCTGATTTTTTATAACTCTTTTATAACAATGTTATTCACATTTTATCCACAAGCTCTACTTCCCTTTTACTTATTGATTTGTTATAAAAATGTTATGTTATAATTGTTTAGGCTAGTGTCTAGGTACCATCTACCCACCCCTCTGCAACCTAGGCACTAGTCTTTTATTCTATTTATTATGATATAATTACAGTATGTCTTGTATTGATTGTCCCCCAGAAATCCAAACTATTGGATCTAATCCAGCTATGATTAACTGGAAGGTTGTTAGGGGAGACACCTCTAGGCTAAGGGTTGAGTTTTTAGAAAATAATGAGGTAGACAATTACGATACTTCTGATTGGATTTATACATCTACCGCCTACGATAAGGCAACTGGCATAGCTCATTCTTTGAGCGTTACACCACAGCCAGGTTACGTAGATATCGTTGCTTCAGCAGACTTAACAGCAGAATGGGGAACTGCCAGATCTGGCATATCCGCAGAGCTGGACTTTGACCTACAGGTAGCATTTGATGACAACACCGTCTGGACCCCAGTAATTGGTGTTATTAGTGTATCTGCAGACATGACACTATATGGAGGATTGTAATGCCAATTGTAAAGATTGTTCCAATGCCTGGCCCAAAGGGGCCTGCAGGACCTGGAAATATTGATGGTGGAAGATCTGGAAGCATTTACACAGAACTCCAAAAAGTAGACGGTGGCAACGCTGCTGGACAGAACCACGAAACGGAAGGTAGCTAGAAATGGCCCAACAGATTCAATTAAGAAATGACAGTGCAGCAGCTTGGGAAGCAGAAAACCCAATTCTTGCTCAAGCAGAGGTTGGCGTAAATACAACCACAGGCCAGTTTAAGATTGGTGATGGCACAAGTACTTGGGAAGAGCTTGAGTACTACGCAGGTGGGTCTGCAAATGTTGCTGACTTTGTTTTCCTTGATGACGGTGGTGATGGCAGCTATATGACTGTCACAGACCACGACATGACTATTCAAACTGTTCGTGATGAAGATTCTGTAGGTTCAGATTGCGACATCAATATCGAGGCAGCAGATGATGTGTTTATTCGTGCATATGGAGATGAGATTGATATCAACGCAGCTTCAGATGTAACAATCTCAAGTAATACTTACAGAGGAGACGGAACTGACAGCCAGCCACTCTATGGAAGCCAACAAGAATGGGTCTTTGATAAAAACGGAAGAATTACATTTCCAGACGGAAGCATGCAGATTAGTGCTGGTCAAGGCCTTGACCCACTCGAAGACTTCCTAACATGGGAAGAGCAGCGTGGTCACCTTCAATATCTAAACACACACTTTGGTTGGGACTCTGACGGTGTTTGGTTTACAGGCGCTGCAGAGGGCGGAAGTTCCTATCCAATCTTTACAAACTTTACCATTCCACAAAATGTGGGTGTCACAGTAAGCTTTGATGTCAACATCAACTCCGAGTGCTCTGACATGGGTGTTGCTATCTATAACGCAGCAACCACCCCAGTGTGGGATGATAATCCAAACACAACAAGAATCGCTGCTCAGTTTGATTGCTTCGACCTAAAAATTTATGGCCGCACAACACAGGTAGCTGCTGGAGATGGAGAGGGTGTACCAAGCGAAGGAATCTACACCGTTACCTTTACATACAACCCAACAGCGTCTACTGACAAGGTAACTGTCTCTTACAAAGTAGAAGGCTCTGACGAGACTATCGCAACGATTAGCCTTAATGAGGCTCTACCTTCTGGTCCTTACCGAGTTGGTTTTGCAGCAGACCAAAACAATCCAAATGTAAGAACTTACATGACTAATCTAAGCATCGTTACCTCCGATAATGAGATTGACCACTATGACAGCCTTGATGATGGAGACTCCACAATAATCGGAGGAGGGTCCGCAAACCTTGTTGTTCCAACAGCCATCAAGGATGATAACGGCGATGACTTCATCACCTTCACAAGAACTTCTACAGGTACTGCTCGTATTGAAACCCCACAGGACGACCTCTCACTTCGCTCTGCTAGAGACATAACTCTCTTTGCTGGTGACGAAGGTCCAGGAAACGTCTACATTGGCTGGGGAGATGCAAATCTCACTCCTGACGCAACCAACCGAGTTGCAACCATTGGCGACATCCAGTCTCTAACAACTGGTAACTTTGAGTTCAATAACAGCACAATGTTTACTGAAGGCTCAATGAGTATTCAGGGTCTGCGTGAGGATTCAGCATTAGGTGCTGATGTTGAGCTAGACCCAAATGATGGTCGAGTTTCTCTTTACGGATATACAGGTGGCAACACTACCTCTTACTCAACAAGTGACTGGACTGGCAATGCAACTTGGTCATCATACGGAGAAGGCGGAAGCCAAGTAGTTCTAGCTGGTGCTACTGCACTAGTTACGTTCCTTAATGAAACATTTAATCAAGCACCTGTCAGGTCTGTAAGCATAAATGGTTCAGAATACTACGCATATGACGGAATGTCAGGTAACTCCGAAAACGTAACTATCTACACGATAACTGGTGCTCCCGAATCTTCAACCACAGTAACTTCACTTGAGTTTAGATATCAGGTTAGGTCAGTTATTGAGATTAACGATGATGATGAAGAAATCTTGATTGAGGGTAAAGGATTAGATGTAAAACTTAAATCAACAGAGGACATCTCATTTACGTCTAATCTAGATGAGGATAGCGAGTACACCTGGGCAATGGGATCAAATGGTAAATTTAGGCTTCCTGGTGATGGCTATATCGAAAATGTTGTCAATGGTTCTGGCGACGAAAGCGGTAACGACACAATTAAGATTGTTCCAGACAGTAACCGTGAGGACACTGACCAGTACCTAATCATTGACCCAACTTTTGGTTCTCCAAGCCACATTCACATTCGTGCAGGTGGACAGCAAGATAACTCAAATGCAGACTTGATTCTTGGTGGTGAAAGAACTAACGTCAGGGTATCTGATACCGATGGAACAGTCTACATTTCTTCAAAGCGACCAGACACAACCGACACTTATGAAAATGTTAATGGAGATGAAGGTCCTATCTTTGTTATTAATGCAGACCTTTCTAACATATCTCCAAATGCAAACTTTAGTGTTGAAGTAGGTGGAACGCTATACGTAATTGACTCTGTTCAAGTTCTTGACATTGAAGGATCTCCTGTTACAGAAATTACAGCAACACCTGCAACATTTGTAACAGGTGAATCGTACACAATCCATGAATCAAACTATGAAAACTACTGGGCATTTGAAGAAAATGGATACCTAAATGGCCCTGCAATGGGTGGCCTATATGTTACAGGTATTATGAATCCTAATGGTGACCTATACCTTGGGTCAGATCAAAGCATCATTCTTAGTAGCGGTGATGGTGGAGAGTTCATAGGAGATTCTAGCTCTGCAGACAACCAGATTGCAACTATTGGAGATATAAACACTGCTGTAAGCCCTGTTGATACTGTCTTTACTGTTGAAGGTGGAACTTTAGGTACCCAGCCAACTTTTGATGGTGCTCCGTTATTCACTGGCTCATATGTAAAAGCTGGTGTAATGGTTCACTTCAGAATTGACGTTGACTTTGACAACATTACTTCTTTTGGAACTGGTCAGTATTACCTCAACCTACCGTTTACTCCTAAGTACAACTATATGTTTACAGGTGGATGCTTACACGATGCTTCTACTGGAAGAACGTATGCAATTAATGGACACGTTTTTGCAGGGAATCCTGAAATGAGACTAGAGAGCACTGATAACACAGGTAACGTTACTTTCAATATTCCGTTTACAGCAACTGCTCCAATTGCTTTGGCAGTTGAAGATAGCTTCCACATCTATGGCGACTACATTGTAGATACTGAGGGTTAATAATGGCTAATCCCTTTGCTGACGATCCTGACCTAACGTTTAAATTAGTAGTAAGTCCTAATCAAAACAATACCGTCAGAATTGTACCTGTACCTGAATTTTTGGGTCAAGGTCCACAGGGTATTCAGGGTGAGCCAGGACCAGCAGGACCTCCAGGCCCAGGTTTAGAACAGCTAGGGGCAGCTGGAAATAATGAGCTAGAAATATTTGGTATTGAAAACAGTACTGTTATTGACAGCGTAAGTATAAGTGAGTGGAGATGGCTAAAATATATGGTCTCTCTTTCAAAGACTTCTGATGGCGCAAACAAGTTTTATGCTACAGAATTAACGATTCTAATTGATCAAAACAATATCAATGTTTCAGAATCTGGGGTGATAGACAACGATGGGGATATGGGAACCATTAGCGTCTCTAGGAATGGAAGCAATTTAGAAATTACAGTTGTTCCCCTTCCAAATATAAGACCAATCACCGTGAGATATTCACGTATGGGTCTAAAACTATAAGGAGATAATAATGGCAACAGTAAACAAAGACTTTAGAGTCAAAAATGGGTTAATTGTTGAAGGTGCAAATGCTACCGTTGACGGCTCAGATATTATTACAGAGGACATCATTACTGGTGGTACTCAAGAAAACATTACAGTAACATACGATGCTCAGAATAAGGTTTTAAACTTTTCTGCTGAAAACGGTGTTGCTGATTCAACTACAGACGATCTGACAGAAGGTGAAGATAATCTATACTTCACTGATGGACGTGCAAAAGATTCTGCTGCAGATCTACTAACAAATGCAACTTTGACAAACATCACAATTACTGGAACAGGTGCTGGTCTAACCATTACCGCAGAAAATGGTGTTGCAGATTCTGACACAGACGATTTGACAGAAGGTTCTTCAAACCTTTACTTCACAAATCAGAGAGCAATTGATGCAGTTAAAGAAAACATAGCTCTGGGCGACCTTAGCGACGTAATAACAGCAGGAACTTCTGGTAGTGACATTCTGGCATATGCTGCTGGTACGTGGTCACCAACGTCTTTACCAACACTTTTGCAAAATATGGCAGATACAGACGACATTGACGAAGGGTCAACAAACCTTTACTACACTGACACTCGTGCTCGTGATGCAATGGCTGCAGGAGATGGTCTTGACTACAACTCTTCAACTGGAACATTCTCAGCAGATCTTGGAAATGGTCTACAGATTGATGGCTCTGGTCAGATTGAGATTGACAATAATATTGTAGCTACCCAAACTGATCTATCAGATGACATTGGTGCTCACTCAGACCTGACCACTGGAATTCACGGTGTATCTGGAGATGTTGTTGGAACTTCAGATCTTCAAACTCTTACAAATAAGCAGCTAGGCTCTGGAACAAACCTTTCTGCAAATCTTGATGCAGAAGGCTTTACAATTACCAACCTTGCAGCACCAAGTCAGGCATCTGACGCAGCCACAAAGGGTTATGTAGACGCTGTTTCTGAAGGACTACATGTTCACGAACAGGTACATGCTCTTGTTATAACACCACTAGCAACAATTACTGGAGGTACTGTAACCTATGACAACGGCACTGATGGAGTTGGGGCAACACTTACATTGTCAACAGCCCTAGACCTCTCTGGAGGAGATCTAGATGGAGATACAGATATTGTAGTAACTGACAGAGTATTAATTGTTGGAGAGACAAACACTGCACATAATGGTGTTTATGTAATTACTTCTACTACAGTACTTACTCGTGCTAGTGACTTTGATACCCCAACAGAAATGGCTGGTGGTGACTTCATCTTCGTAACACATGGTGATAGCTATGCAGATACTGGTTGGGTACTATCAGAGCCAGTAACAGCAGTTGGAACAGATCCAGTTCTATTTATTCAGTTTTCTGGTGCTGGAACATACACTGCAGGAAATGGGCTACTTCTAACTGGTACAGAGTTTTCAATTGATACATCAATCACAGCAACTAATTCTTATGTAGATGATGCAATTGATGATCACGTAGAGCTTTCGTCTAACGTTCACGGAGTTACTGGTTCTGTTGTAGGAACTTCAGATACCCAGACTCTTACAAACAAGACTCTTGGTTCTGGTTCAGTTCTTGGAGCAGACCTAGACGGAGCTAACACCTACAAGGTTGTAAATCTAGTAGATCCAACTTCTGGTCAAGATGCAACAACAAAGAACTATGTAGACACTAATTTTGTTAACGTTGCAGACCTTCCTGGAGAGCTAGACGACTACGTTCCTCTAACCCAAAAAGGCGAGGCAGATGGAGTAGCAACTCTAGATGAAGAAGGACAGGTTCCACTAAGTCAGCTAGGAAACGTAACGGAAGCTATTGAAGGACTAACAACAACAGACGTTGCTGAAGGAACAAACCTTTACTACACAGACAGTAGAGTTACCGACTTAGTTACTGGTGGAACCATTTCTGCAAACTTTACAGGTATTAGAGCAAACACAGTTGACATAGGCTCAATTTCTAGGACCTTTGCTACATCTGATACAGTTGCAACAGCAAGCCAGGAAACTATAGTTGAATGGCCAGTAAGTGATTATAAAGCTGCTGAGATTTTAGTTAAGACTGCACAAGGAACACATACCGAAATATCAAAAGTTTTGTTGACAATTGATACATCAAATAATGTTGCTATTACAGAGTATGGAAATGTTGGAACAAATGGTTCATTAATGAGTATTACAGCAGACACTTATAGCCCAGGAATGGGTGGACAGTGGGCACGAATTCGTGTAACAACACTTAATAACAACTCAACAATTACATCTATAGGAACACTACTAGCTTAAGCTATTAAAGGTTAAGGGGGATCCTTTCAAAATCCCCCATCAAAATCATCTCTATAAACTACTAGCCTAATAAACTTTATTATCTGGTATAATTAAGCGAGGTGAATATATTTGGCAACTTCAAACAAAAACTTTAAAGTCAAGAATGGTCTTGACGTAAATGGTGCTGCCACAGCTAACTCTTTTGTAAAAAATGGTGGAACATCCGTCCAATTCTTAAAAGCAGATGGCTCAGTTTCTGAGGGTAGCTCTGCACAAGTTTCTCAAACACCTCCAAGCTCTCCAGCAGAAGGAGACATTTGGTTTAATTCTTCTAATACTATTACCTATATTTACTATGATGGTTTTTGGATTGAAGCTAACCCATCTGAGGTTGGTCCTACTGGTCCAATGGGAGAACCAGGAATTGTTGCAAGTGAAGAAGAACCACTAGACACAAACGTTTTATGGTTAGACACTGATGAAGATGGTGTAGGAATTCCTATAGGAGGAACTGCTGGTCAAGTATTGGCTAAGATAGATTCTGGGTCTTTTAATACTGAGTGGGTTGATACTTACACTCCAGAAGAAATAGATGATCTTTTAGATAATAAATCAGATGTTGGACATTTGCATGACGACAGATACTACACAGAAGCAGAAACTGATAACGCTATTTCTACAGCAGTATCAAACCTTGTAGATTCATCGCCAGCTCTTTTAGACACTCTTAATGAATTATCTGCAGCACTAAATGATGATCCTAATTTTTCTACCACGGTAGCAAATGCTTTAGCAGCACTAGTTCCTTCAGGAACAATTAACCAAACCGCAAGAGCAACGGCCCCAGCTGGATATCTTCTTTGCGACGGTAGCGCAATATCAAGAACAACATATTCTTCACTATTTGATGCAATTGGAACAGCTTATGGAGCTGGAGATAACTCTACTACTTTTAATATTCCTAATCTTAGAGGAAGAGTTCCTGTTGGTTTTGATAGTTCTCAAACTGAATTTGATACCTTGGGAGAAATTGGTGGAGCAAAAACTCACACACTAACCAGCGCAGAAATGCCTTCCCACACCCACATCCAAGATTCTCACAACCACATTCAAAACTCTCACAACCACACACAAAACGCTCATTCACACACTTTTTCCGCAACAACAACTGGAGGTGCTCACACTCACGCAATGGGTATGGGTATTGGCGGTGGCGCAGCTGGAGCTGGAGACTATCCAATGCGCTCCAACGGAGCATACGACCCTAACTTTAGAACACAGTTTGAAGCTGATGGTGCTGGCTATGGTTCGTTTCAAGGTGGTCACCAACACTCTATTAGCGGCACTACAAGCTCACCAACTGCAACAAACAATGCCACTACCGCAACTAACCAAGCAACAACCGCTACTAACCAAAATACTGGTGGTGGCGGGGCACACAATAACTTGCAGCCATATGTAGTGCTTAACTACATGATTAAGATTTAAGGTATAATAGACTAATGCCAAGACTAAAATACTATAACCAGGTTACTGAACAGTGGGAATATGCTGTTGTTGGTGCACAGGGTGATGTTGGACCAGAAGGTGAGCCAGGCGAGGGTGTACCTGTTGGCGGTACTGAAGGACAAATTCTTGTAAAATCTTCATCCACAGATTATGACACTGAATGGGTTGAATTACCAGAAAGCTCCAGTGTAACAGTTTCTGCAACAGCTCCAGAAGGTCCTGAAGTTGGAAATGTTTGGTTTAACTCTTCTGAAGGTACTTCCTATATTTACTATGACAGTTTTTGGGTTCCTTTGTCTCCTGCAATTATTGGTCCAGAAGGACCAGCTGGTGCAGACTCTACAGTTCCAGGACCACAAGGGGAACAGGGTGATCCAGGCCCAGGTGTAGCTGCTGGCGGTACAGCAGGACAAATCTTAACAAAAGATTCAAGTACTGACTATGATACTTCTTGGCAGGATCTTCCAGAAAGTTCTGGGGTAGTTTCATCAGCCACCCCTCCAGAAAATACCAACTCAATTTGGTTTAATACTGAAAATGGTACTACTTACATTTACTACGACAACTACTGGACATCCATCTCTGGTGACTCAGGTGCACCAATTATTTCTGATACTGCTCCAGCTAGCCCAGTAGTAGGTATGCAGTGGTTTAATTCATCTAACGGTAAATCTTACATCTACTACAGCAATGCTTGGGTTGAGCTTGACTCCAATGGCACTGCTACCGCTCCAACTGGAAACGTGATTATTAATGGTGGCATGGATATTACCCAGCGTGGCACAAGCTTTACTTTTGGCTCTGGTGGAGGAACTAGGTTTTTTGGTGCCGACAGGTTCTTCTCGCTTGATTTTTCATGGTCTGCTGGAAGCAACATAACAGTTGCCAATGACACCTCAGTTTTTCCAAGCAATGTGGGAGTGTCTGCTTCCTATAGAGTCTCTACTGGTGCAACAGGTTTAACCTTTAACTCTGGTGGTATTCAATATATTAAAACCTTTATAGAAGGTTTCGATGCAGAATCATTGTACGGCAGAACCGCAACTTTATCTTTTTATGTTCGCTCTAGTGTTGTTGGCGTGTATAACCTTTTTCTTGAAAATGGAAACTGGGAAGTTGGCACGACAACTAGGGCATTTTCCCCGACTTATACAGTTAACGCTGCTAACACCTGGGAAAGAAAAACAATTGTTTTAGACATGGCTGCTGCTACAAGCGCTGGCACATGGAATACCACAAATGGAATCGGTTTGGGAATTTCTTGGATGCTTGGAGCAAACGCAAACAGAACTGGTTCATCCTACAATTCTGGTTGGACAACCTATTCTGCCGCTACTCCGCAAAGTGATTTAGCAACCCAGTTTATGACTGGCTCAAACAGAAACTTTTACTTAGCTGGCGTTCAACTTGAGCTAGGCACAATAGCCACACCATTTAGACGTAACGCTCCAAGTATCCATGCCGAGCTTGCTGCCTGTCAACGGTACTATCAGAGGTTTAGTGGAGCTGTTGGGTGTAGCTTTATTGGAATAGCAAACTCAGGATCATCTTTAATTATGGGTTTTACTCATTTACCAATGAGGGCTATTCCAGCAGCCTCAGCCTCTGGTCAAATATGGGTAAGTGATCAGTATGTAACTGACCTTGCTGGAGGTTCAACTTCAATTGGTCTGATTCAGGGGCAAAATCTTTCTGGTGGAAGATTGGTTTTAAATGGAATTAGCGGTCTAACAACTGGTAGATTTTATAGTACTCCAGCCACAAATATTGGTTCTGGAGTTTTAGAGTTTAGTGCGGAGTTATGATGAGATTTGAATTAAGAGAGGTTGAGTTTATGTCTAATATAGTTGAACAAATTGTAATGATTGAAGAAGATGGAAAAGAGTGGATGATCCCAGCTGACCCAGCTAACAATCACTACCAGGCTTACCTAGCACAACTTGAGGCGGAGACAGAATAATGCCAATTTTATTTCCAACTAGCCCAACAGTAGGGCAAGTGTTTACAAGCGGTGGTAGATCATGGGTTTGGACTGGCGCTACTTGGGATAGCCCTAGCTCAACTAACCCTCCGCTAGCTATACCTACTGGTAACATACTTATCAATGGTGCATTTGAGATAAACCAAAGAGCTTACGTTTCAGGTACAAACCTTAATGGAACATATGGCTTTGACCGTTGGAAATCAACAGGTGATGTCGTAAACCTTACTTTTACCGCTGCCCCACAAGGACAGCTAGTAACACTTAATGAAGGTGGAAGAATTGAGCAAGTTGTAGAAAGGCAAAACATTAGGCCTGGGGTCTACACGCTTTCTTGGCAGGGTACCGCAACTGGTCGTGTCTATAACGCTGGGTCTACAGCACCCGCCTACGCAGCGTCGCCTATTACCCTAACCCTTGACGGCTTAGCAAACGTTGAAGTTGAGTTTACTGCCAGCGTTGGAACGAGGACTCTAGGTTTTGTTCAGCTTGAAGCAAGCCCAGTAGCCACACCATTCAGGCGAAACGGTTCAACTTTGCAAGCTGAACTAGCTGCTTGTCAGAGATATTTTGTTAGGCTAATTGATCCAGCTGGTGCTGGTGTTGGTACTGGCGGTACTTCAGGTGGTGCTTCTAGAGTTTCTGTTGTTTTACCAGTTGAAATGAGGGCCAATCCTTCTATTTCTGCTTCTGGAACATTTGATTTTTGGAATGGAGCGTATACAAGAACTGGAACATGGCTCACTAATCAATGGTTTACTACAAGAACTGCCATTGATATTGAGTTTAACTTAAATGCATCTTTTGCTGCTTCAGATGCAGTAAAAATGTACCTAGCTACAAATGCGTCTCAAAAATTTATTGATGTATCGGCGGAGTTATAAAATGTATAAAATATTTAAAAACGATTTTGGTTCTTTTATTACAAGAACAGACGAAGACGGCACGGTCTGGGGTATTCCACAAGATCCTGCTAACAGCGACTACCAGGCATACCTTGCTTGGGTTGCCGAAGGTAACGAAGCAGAGGAGACAGAATAATGCCTATTGATTTTCCTAACAGCCCTACCACTGGGCAGGTTTACACTTATCTAAACAGGTCTTGGGTTTGGAATGGTACAGCATGGGACTCTGTTGGTGCCGTCACAATTCCAGATACATTTGCGATCCAGATTAATGAACAGACTATTTCTGAAAACTATAATATAAATTCAGGGTATAATGGAGTAAGTGCAGGACCAATCACTATTGCTAGTGGAGTAACTGTAACTATAGCCAGCGGATCTTCTTGGAGTGTTGTATGAGTGAGCTAACTGTAGGCCAGCTTAGAGGCTTGCCAGTCAATAACAATGTTGTTAGAGTACCATCTGGGCATGAACTCTTTGCTCCAGGTCACGTTATTCAAGTTGTAAATGTAGATTATATTGGCAGAGTTTCCCAGGGTGTTGCTGCTAATACCGCAACTGCAATTACTGGATTAGAAGCAAGAATTACACCAAAAAGTATTAACAGCAGAATAGTAATTCAAGCTAGATGGTTTGGTGAGTTTAATAGCCACGGCTTGACTTGGGACTCTGTTTTTGGACTAAGTAGAAACGGCGTTCAAATTGCTAGACAAACTGAAGGTCTTGGCTCAACTAACCAAAACGGTATTACTATTGGCGCAACTTCTTATACTGCGGCTGATAATGATAGCACCCCTGAAACAATGAGCTTTTTTACATCAGACTCTCCTGGTACACTTTCGGAGGTTATTTATAGAGTTACTTGGCTTCCTCAATACGCTGGAACTATTTTTACAAATAGAACAGTTGGCTGGTCTGGTCAAGCAAACGGTTTTGAACTTGGAACTAGTGGAATGATGCTAATGGAGGTGGCACAATGAGTCAACTGAGAGTGAACACGATTACCGATATCAGCGGAACTGGCTCTACTTACGCTCCAGGTCATGTGGTGCAAGTTGCTTATGCCGAATCAATCACCACAACAACGGTAAGCTCAACATCTTTTGTTCAGGTTGGTGGTTCGGCGTTATCAGCCACAATAACACCAAGACTTGCAAATAGCAGAATATTAATTACTTTAAATATTGGATTGTATACGTCATCACTTGTAACTGGATTTTTGTCAATTTTTAGAAATAACACAACAAATATTGCTACCTCTGGGTATTACGCTTATCAAGCTGGCGAATTTAATTACGGAACTATGCAATTTTTAGACTCACCCAATACAACATCTCCAGTGACCTATAGCGCATACATGAGAAACTTTAACCCTGGAATGGCGTTTACCGTTAATTATGTTGATGGTGGCGGTCAAAATCGATCAACAATTACAGTTATGGAGATAGCACAATGACATCAACAATGAGGTTTGACAAATGGGAAACTACTTTGGGAACACACCCATCTGAAGCAACTGAGCTTGTGCCTGCCTATGCTCAAATAAATAAAATTGCTGGGGTAACTTTTGGCTCAGGTCATCAAAATATAACTTGGGATGAAATAGTAAACAACAAAAATATATCCTTGTCTTCTAATCAGATTACCTTTGCTTATACTGGAATTTACAACCTAAATGTGGGAATGCGAATAGGTAGCACCTCAAGTGACGTCTGGACTGGTGTCAATGTTTATCACCCAGCAACCGATACAATAATTGCCAGAAGTTATGGAACTGGAAACGTAGTTAACGATCCAGGTCCGTTTCATTTTTCCTTGTTAGTAAATATAACTCAGGCAAATAGCCCATATCAAATCCGCCTGTATAGGGCTGGTGGAACTATGGTTCAGGCTACTCCAGATGTACAAGCTGGAAGAGCTATTGTAGCAACAATTTATAAGATAGGATAATAATGGATAGCATAAATAGAATATTAGGGATATCAGACGCACTTATGTCTCTTACCCCAGGAGCACAGTGGTCCTTAACTGGTGAAGATTACTCTGGCCTTGACTGGCTAGATGAAGATCAGTCTCAACCAACTGAAGAAGAATGCCTAGCGGAAGTAGCAAGACTACAAGCTGCTTACGATGCACTACAGTATCAACGTCTTCGTGCACGAGAGTACCCACCAATCACTGATTATCTTGACGGTATTGCAAAAGGTGATCAAGAACAGATTGATGCCTACATTGCTGCTTGCTTAGCAGTAAAAGCAAAATACCCTAAGCCAGTCTAGTCTAAATAGTTAATTATGGTATAATAGCTAATATGGCCGCTGTTAATTTTCCAAATGAACCAACTGATGGTCAGATTTTTGAGATACCTGGCAGAGCTTGGCAATGGTCAGAAACTGATGAAGTATGGAAAGCTCTTTTTGGTACCCTTGCAACTTTGATAGAGCATGGCGAAACGCATCATTCCAGCGGTACTGATCCAATCGAAATTACACCAACTCAAATTACAGGAACAGCAGTAATAGAATCAGACTCAAGGCTAACTGATGCAAGAACTCCACATTCTCATGCTAGCAGTCATTCTTCAAATGGGTCAGACCCAATTACTATTGCTCAATCACAGGTTACTGATTTAACAACTGATCTTTCAGGAAAAGCTCCAATATCAGCTATAACTCCTGCTGGAGTAATTTCTCAATTTGCTGGATCATCCGCACCTGACGGCTACTTGCTATGCACAGGTCAGTCTGTAAGCACAACAACTTTTGCTAATTTGTTTGCAGCTATTGGTTATACCTATGGTGGATCAGGTTCAAGCTTTAACATACCAAACCTACAAAACAGAGTTCCTGTAGGTAGGGGTTCTGACACTGAATTTGATGCTCTTGGAGAAACTGGCGGTAGCAAAACTGTCACGCTTACTGAAGCAAACATGGCAGCCCACACTCACACTGGAACCACAAATGCTGAAACTCAGGAGCACACCCACTCTGGTTCAACTGGTGGAATTTCTGCAAACCATACCCATGGACTTAACGGTCTAGCTGGATTTGACCAAGGAAACGGTTTTGGTCACGGAAGAGCAGCTGGAGGAGTTCAGTTTGGTCTTAATTACTCTACTGGAACAGTGAGCTCCGACCACAGCCACAGCTTTACAACTGGTGGAAGAAGTGCAACACACAATCACACTTTTACTACTGGTAACGGCACTGGTACTTCTTCTCCAGTCAATAATCTTCAGCCATACATTGTGCTAAACTATATAATTAAGACATAGGAGATAAAAAATGATTAGATATTTTTTGAGTGTTAAATGCTCTACTGAGGGCTGTATAAATAATGAAAACTCCTCATCTTTTTGGTATGACAATCCAACAACATCACATTCATGTGGTATTTGCGGAATGATAATCACTGATTGCGAAGTTTTAGATCAGGCAGAATTTACACCACCACCTCCGCCACCTGGATCAATTGTTGAAGAAATTATTGAGACAGAAGAGTCTTAAGCTCTTATATGGTATAATCTTAACAAGGAGTAACGATGGCATTTCCAGGTACATACAATTTTAACTATTACAAAGGTGATACCTTTGAATTTATCATCCGTCCAAAAGATGGTAATGGAAATCCCTTTCCACTTGATGATTACCTAAATGGTGCAACTTTTACTATATCTACTGTAACTGGCCCAGGTGGAATACGCAACACTGGTTTGGCAGTAGTTAATACAGTAAATGATTTTATTACTTGCACGATTACCCCAACAGTTGGTCAATCCCTAAATGAAGGTACAACCTACTTTTACGATGTTGAAATTAGAAATGCGTTTACAGTTTATACACTGCTAAGGGGAACTATCTCTGTAACGAATGATGTCACCCAAGCCCCAGTATCAGAAGAATCAGAAGAGTCCTAATGGTAGATTACATTCTTGAGAATGAAGATCTGGATGTTTTTGGTGGACCAGCAACTGTTGACGTATCCGTAGACTTTGGAAGATCTGGTGAAAGAGGCAGTAGAACTTGGGTGGGAAGCGGTAACCCAGCAACAGTTTTAGCATCTCAAGATGTAAAGTTATACGATCTTTATATTAATACAAGTTCTGCAGACTATAGCTGGATGTATCAGTATGTAGCTGAAGTTGGTACCCCAGCTTGGATTAAAATCTTAAAACTTAATCCACAGCAAGCTTCTGCAATTACGACTGTTTCGTTTACTGCTGGAGAAGCTACACTAAATATTCCAGTATCAACAATTACCTCTGACACAACTATAGCTGCTAGTCAGTTTACTGTTAGGTACAATCTTGAAAATGCCGCTGGAAATCCAGTCGCTTCTTCTTTTACTTATAGTATTGCAACAATCTCTACTGTAAAGTATGTTCAAATTATTATTAAAGGTGCTGAGTGGAACGGTACTAGTTGGAGCAACCTAAGTGGAGACCATAAAGTCCACACGTTTATTTCATACCTAAGTTAGGAACTTAAATGCCAGAAGATATTGCTTCAGGTTTAGATACTGAATACAATACAAAGATTCCATCTATTACTGATACCGCTGATATTCAAGCAGCATTTAGGCTGTATCACTACGGTCTTAATTCAGATGCTGAAAAGTCAATGGTATACCATTTAACAGATCTTCAAAATCAGATTGACAGCATTCCAACTCCTGTGCCACTAAGCCTATGGCCAGCTAGAGGTGCTTTAGTTTCTTCTACGGCAGCAGAAACTTTAGCAACAATTCCACTAAGCACTACACCTGGACAAGTTTTAACAGTAGCGTCTGGAACTGGGGGTACTGGTATTGCATGGCAAACTCCAGAAGTAACACTGATTAACTCAGTAACCGTATCAAACAAAACTTTAACAAATAACTCTATTTCAAATAGCGGTATTAGCTTTTTAGGACCAGCTGGAAATGCTTTTTCTGTTGTATTAGGAACTACCACTCCAACAGCAAATAGGTCTATAACGCTACCAGATGCCTCTACAGAGCTTGTGGGAACAAATACTACACAAACCCTCACAAACAAAACAATAAGCCTTGAGGCAGCCAACAATACAATTACTGGAAGATTGGCTAGTACAAGTGGTGGAACACCAGCTGGTGTAATTTCTCAGTTTGCAGGTTCAACAGCTCCAGCAGGATACCTTTTGTGTGAGGGACAATCTGTAAGCACTGTTACATTTGCAGATTTGTTTGCAGCAATTGGATATACTTATGGTGGTTCTGGTTCTAGCTTTGTAATTCCAAATCTAAAGGGTAGAGTGCCAGTAGGTAGAGATACTGCTCAAACAGAATTTGATGCATTGGGTGAAACCGCTGGAGCTAAGACGGTTGCCCTAACACCTGGACAAATGCCATCCCACTCTCACTCTGGAACAACTGGAACAGTTAGTTCAGACCACTCACATAGCGGTGTTACTGGTGATATTAATCAGAATCACAGTCACGCAATTGGTGGAGATGGAAACCACAATCATTCGTATACTGCGGTTCAGACTAGATTTTCTGGAGGTAGACAGGCTGGAACTACAAGCACTTTCCAAGCTAACGAACCAGCTGCATCAGGTACCGCATTTGCTGGAACTCACTCTCATGGTGGTGCAACTGGAACTGTTAGCTCTGGACACACTCACAATTTTTCAACTGGTGGAATTTCCGCAAACCACACTCATAGCTTTAGCACTTCTTCAGCTGGTAGTGATCAAGCTCACAACAACTTGCAACCATACATTGTGGTAAACTACATTATTAAAACATAAGGAGAAAAATGGGTAAAAAAATTACAGAGATTCCATTTTGGGGTGTATTAATTGATTGCTTTCCAAGCATAGAGCAACAAGCTCAAACTATGGAAGAGTCTGAAATAACGAATGAACAGTGGTGGGCTATTGCTAAGTGGTGGAGGAACGCACTCCTAAATGAGTCAGATTGGTCACAAGCACCAGACAACGCTTTGAGCGAAAGTCAGCGGGAATTGTGGAGACAGTACAGAACAGAGCTAAGAGATCTTAGTGACAACTTTACTGATCCAAAAAAGATTGTCTTTCCAGACCTACCGTCTTAATAAAAATTATAAACATCCTAATATGATATAATTAAAACATTATGGCAACTACTTCAAATTATGCATTACCGTACCCAGAGCCATCTGATCCAGTAAACGTTGCTGAAGATATTGAGCTACTAGCTAAAAAAATAGACACCTCTCTTGGAGAACTTGTTCAAGATACCGTTGGCGGAATGGTCAGCTCAAATACAGAAAATGGTATTTCTGTAACCTACAACGATGAGCTTGGAAAATTAAACTTTAATGTTACAGTAATTCCTAATCAAACAGATAACGAAGGTAAGTACCTAACTACGGACGGTACAGATGTAAGCTGGGAATCAGTAGATGCATTACCAGATCAAACTGGAAACACTGGTAAATTTTTAACTACTGACGGAACAGATGCTACCTGGGAAACTGTAGATGCTCTTCCAGATCAGACTGATAATGAAGGAAAGTTTTTAACAACTGATGGCACAGATGCAAGCTGGACAGAATTAAATCTTGATGAGTATGGAGTAACTGTTTCTGACACAGCACCATCAAGCCCAAGTGCTGGCAATGTTTGGTTTAATTCTTCTGAAGGTACCTCATACATTTACTATGACGGTTTTTGGGTTCCTTTATCTCCTGCAATTATTGGTCCAGAAGGTCCAGCAGGAGCAGATGGAGCAGATGGTGCAACAGGGCCACAAGGAGATCCTGGAAATGATGGAGCTTTGTCTCCTAATTTTATTATTAATGGTGCATTTGAAATCAACCAAAGAGCAGCAACGGGAATAAACCCAGGGGCTGGAACTCCTGGTTATTTATTTGATAGATGGTTTGGGCTTTCATCAGAAGGTGCTGGAACTTACAGTGTAGAGACCTTTACGCCTGGAAACGCAATTGCTGGACACGAGCCTAGAAACTTTATGAGAGCCTCATGCCCCCTAACAACTAAATCTACTATGTCTGAGTCTATTGGACAAAGAATTGAAGATGTGCGTACCTTTGCAGGACAAACTGTAACTATTTCATTTTGGGCTAAAGCTGGTTCTGGAACGCCAAGCATATCTATTGAGTTAAATCAAAACTTTGGTTCTGGTGGTTCTCCAAGTTCTGAAGTAAATACTTATGTAGATAAAATAGCATTGTCAACTTCTTGGACTAGGTATACTGAAACCATAACTATTCCATCAATTTCTGGTAAAACCATTGGAACTACTATTAATACATCTTATTTAGAACTGCGAATTTGGTGTTCAGCAGGAAGCGATTTTAATGCTCGTACCAATACTTTAGGACTTCAACAAAACACCTTTGATTTTTGGGGAGTTCAACTAGAAGCAGGCACAGCAGTAACACCATTTAGGCGCAATGCTCCAAGTATCCAAGCCGAGCTAGCTGCTTGTCAACGGTATTACTTCAGAGGTGGAAACGCAGCGACTGGAATTTTCAACGCAGCAACTACTGCCAGATTCAGCCTCCCCTATCCAGTGGAGATGAGAAGTCAGCCAACAATCTCTGCTATTGCTGCGCCAATTATTATCAATCCGCAAGTAGCCGAAACTCAAACTGGCTCGCAAACAACTGGTTTTGTGGTTGATGCTAACGGTGGAACTAGGACAACAAGAGCAGCATCAAAGATTCAGCTTGGTGGTTTTGCTTCTGGCGCTGACGGTCGAGTCTGTGCCATTCTCAATGATTGCTTAGAATTTAGTGCGGAGTTGTAATGAAATACGAAGTAGTTGACATGATTGATACATACACCAAGAAAGTGACAGGTCAAGGTATCAAGGCGACCAGCACTGATGGTCTTATTTTCTGGATCCCTCAAGACCCAGCTAACAGTGACTACCAGGCATACCTAGCTTGGGTTGCTGAAAACAATAAAGAAGATCTGGTATAATAACATTATGACAGCAATTAACTTTCCAGATTCCCCCACAATTGGAGACACATTTACAGTAGGCGACATTACTTGGGAATGGACTGGAACTGTTTGGAAAAGTTCTGGTGCTGCATCAATTACACCAACTGCTCATGCAGAAACCCACGAAGACGGCGGTACTGATGAAATTACAATTGCTCAGTCTCAGGTGACTAATCTTACAACTGATTTATCTGGAAAAGCTTCAACTACACACACCCACTCACAATCAGACATTACAAACCTTACTACTGATTTAGCAGCTAAAGCAAATACTACTGGTGCACTTCTAACAAACACTACATTGCAATCACCTATAGAAAAAGTTGGATTGCTAAGTAGCCTTAGCGGAGATGTTAATCTAAATTTAGCACAAGCATCAGTTTGGATAAACACATCATCTTCTAATGGAACTTTTGTTATCAACATACAAGGTCCAGGAGGAAACTTAATATCTGCACTAGAGGCTGGTGAATCAGTCACGGCATCATATATAAATAGCACAGACAACTCTACAACATACCCACTTAACTTTCAAGTAGATGGCTCAAACGCAGGTGTGGTATTTTGGCAAGATGGGCCACCAACTTCTTCTCAGTCAGGCGGTAGAAATGTTTATACGGTTAACATTACAAAGCCATACGCTAACGTAACTAATAGCATTGGGCTAATTTACTTGGCCAGTGCATCAAGATTTAAATCATAATAATGTAATACTTTTGTCAACATAATAAAATATTGACAAATCAAAGCTAATCAGATAGAATAATCATATGAAATCCATATTTGTAGCTACCCCAATGTATGGCGGTATGGCATCTGGAATTTATAACAAAAGTCTTTTAAACACTTTTTTATATTTAACTAAAAAAGGCTATAAGCTACAATACGCAGATTTATATAATGAAAGTCTTATAACCAGAGCAAGAAATGCTCTAACCCATCTTTTCTTAAAGTCAGAGTGCGAATATTTGCTTTTTATAGATGCTGATCAATCTTTTTTGCCAGAAGATGTTGAAAGAATGGTTGAGGCAAACAAAGAGGTTATAGCCGCTCCAGTTCCAATGAAGCAGATAAATTGGGCAGGAATTAAGAATGCCATAAAAGATGGCAAAGAAGATTTTGAAAGCTATGGGGCTTACTATAACGTTAATTCTTTTGAAAATAATCCTACAGCTAATATAGATGAACCACTTGAGGTAAGACACGTAGGGTCTGGAATGATTCTTATTCATAGGTCTGTATTTGAAAAAATATCTGATTTAGTTGGATCTTATATTAGTGATAGTATTGCTATGGGGGGATTGCCCTTGGGGGAAGAGATAAAAGAATACTGGACAACATCTATTGATCCAGAAAGCAATAGGCTACTTTCTGAAGACTATAACTTCTGCAAACTTTTTAGGCAAAAAAATGGTAAAATATACTTAGACCTTAAGGCAAAAGTAACACATGTTGGGTCATATTTTTTCTCAGGGAAGGTTTACGGTTAATGCCAATAATTAGTGGTTTTGGTTCTAGTTCGGCAAGAGCTTTGGGTTTTGGCCGTTTGTCTATACTAGAAGTTCCTCCACTAGTCGTTAACTACTTGGTTATCGCAGGTGGCGGAGGCGGTGGAAGAACAATAGATGAGGATGAAGCAGGGGGTGGAGGTGGAGGTGGAGCTGGTGGTTACATTTCTACTGAAGGTGTTTCTGGTGCAAACTCTTCACCACTAGGCTCTTCTACACTTACCACCTCTACAAATTATTCAATTACTATTGGTGCAGGTGGCAGCGGTGCTGGATCTAGTGGGACCAGTTCTTCTTTTGGTAACGTTTCTGCCGTTGGTGGCGGCCGAGGAGGCAACGGCGACGATAGAGTCGGAGCTCTAGGTGGTTCTGGCGGCGGCGGCGGTAATGGCGGAGCTACTGGTGGATTAGGAACAGCCCTTCAGGGATTTTCTGGTGGTAATGCTAGTACAGGTGGTGCTGGCGGAGGAGGTGGTGGTGCTGGAGGACTTGGCGGTGCTGGTGTGTCTAACACTGCTGGCCTAGGTGGTGTTGGTTTGTCTAATACATTTTTTAATGGCAACACTTCAACGCTTGCAGTTGGCGGTAGAGGAGGAAGGATAGCAGACCCAATCTCTCTACCAAACGCAGAAAGCAATACAGGAAACGGTGGTGTTGGTGCCACTGGTGGAGAGGGGCGAGGTAACAGTAATGGATCTAATGGGGGGTCTGGAGTAGTGGTTCTTAGATATCCAAATGCATATAGCATAAACTCTACTGGTCTATCTACATCTACAACTTTTTCAGGTACTGACAAGATTACTAGAATTACATCAGGCACTGGCAATATAAGTTGGACGGTAGGCTAATGGCACACTACGCATTCTTAGACGAAAACAACGTTGTTACTGAAGTAATCGCTGGTATTGACGAAACAGAATTAATTGAAGGCAAAGACCCAGAAACCTGGTATGGAGAATTTCGGGGGCAAGTCTGTAAAAGAACTTCTTACAATAACAACATAAGAAAAAACTATGCAGGTATAGGATATACCTATAACGAAGAGCTAGATGCTTTTGTACCACCCAAGCCATACAATTCTTGGATTCTTGATGAAGACTCTGCATTATGGGAACCACCAGTAGCATATCCTAAAGATGGTAACAGTTATTCTTGGGACGAAGACACAGTGTCTTGGGTAGAAAAATCTCCTTCTTCGTGATATACTAAATAAAACAGAGGAGAAAAAAATGTCACTAGACTACAGTTCATTACTAACACTAGAGCAAAAAAAAGAGTTGCTACAAAATCGTATTCAGCAATTTGCTTCAGAGGCGTATCAGTATACCCTTAATTTAAAAACCGCAGAAACTTTGGGCACAGAAGAACAAGTAGAGGAGATCAAAAAAACAATTGAGCTTCTTGACTCAGCAATTAAAATCCATCAAGAAGAGCTGGGTTCTTTGCCAGCATCTGAATAACGCTTCTTAAAGACTTACCCTGCTATTATTTTGGCAGGGTATTTCTATTAGTATGGTAAAATAAGGTAGGAGAATAATGGCCACTAACACTACCCTTTCCAATCTATACGTTGAAAGAGCTAGCTCTGAGCACCCCCTAGCTTTGTGGATGCTAAGTGAGCAGGTTGACTATATTACTCAGATTACAAATAGTCAAAGAAACTTTTGGAATTCAAATAATTGGGACATTTCTAATGGAACCGTTGTTGATGCATCTGGGATTGCTGGATCACCAAGCACACCAATACTAGAGTCTTCAATTTCTAAAATTGCAGGTAGCGTACCAACAACACCAACACAAGACATTACCCTTACAAGCAATTTTGCTATACCACAATCTATAATAGCTCAAGAGTTGTCCAACATTAATCTTGGTTTTTACATTTACTTTGATACCTCCTTGGCAAACTCAGTTTCGTTTGGGTATAAATATGTTGATAGCTTGTCAAACGAACAAGAGCAGCTTTATACTGTATTAGTTAGAAACTCAGACAGGCTTAGTTGGAGGTTTTTCTCCCACACGTTTGACCTACCACCAACAACTGCAACAGACATAAAGCTTGTTATCAAGATTAATGTTAGCGAAGATGGTGGTGTAGAAAGCTATAACTTTTTTGCTAGCGGACTTTCTTTGGGTCAGTGGTCAGAAGACTTTAACAAAGTTTCGTATGGGGTAACACCAACAAGCATTCCATCAAACATAAACTTACCAACAGCAGCAAACTTTAAGGCTCTTCCAGCTTTTCCATATGGAACATCTGGAAATGAAGGCTACTATCTTTCTCGTGGAAATACTCTTTCTTGTAAAAACTTTGGAGTGCCACTAGTTTATGGATCTTATAACGTTACAAAATTATCTCCAAATGTTTACGACAACATTACATACCCATCTTTAATTTTGCCAGGGTATGGATTCTTAAATGAACGTGGAAGACATAATGAATATACAATTGAAATGTGGATTAAAGCAAATACGTCAGCTACAGCACCACGTAGAATATTCGGACCAATTGCAAGCACTGATGGACTATATGCAGACCACGCACACTTAAGCTTTAAGCTTGGAGATCAGGTTGGCTCTCACTTTGTAGGAGAATGGTATAGGCCAATGATGGTTCACATTAGACTTCTTACAGACTCCTTGATTGTGCTTCTTAATGGAGAAGAAGTGATTACTCTAAGCTTTAATCAAAATACAATTTTACTACCGCCAGAACTATCAAATGAAAAAGATCAGGACTGGCTGGGATTTTATGCATACGAAGACATTGACCCAATAGACATTGATACGTTTGCAATTTACTCATACGGAATGCCCACTGAGGTTGCAAAACGTCACTGGGTTTGGGGTCAAGCAGTTACAGCACCAGAACAGACCAACTCTTCTATTAACGCCATTACTGCGTTTAACGACTATGCCTTTGCTAATTATTCAGCTAATTATAATTACCCTGACTTTGCTAACTGGAAGCAAGCATTTTTTAGCAATGTTGAGGCTGGATCAAAAATCTTAAGTTTACCAGAATATCAGTTGCCACAATTTTCAATAGGTCAAAATACCATAAACGATTTATACAGTGATATTGAGGCTATAGACCCAGATGAAGAAGATCCTGACGACGTTGCAGAAATAAAATATCTAACTCTAAAACCAAACGAAGATTGGGACTCAGACTCAGATTTTATTTATTTTGACAATTTTGCTATTTTGAATGACCCAGTTGAAACAATTTATGGTATCTTTAAAACTGACGGTACAGAAACAAACGCACCACTATTTAAAATTACAAATAAGTTTAACAACGATTATTTGCTAGTATCCATAACTGGCACTACAGTAACCTACAGCATTAACTTATCTGGAACTAACACAACCTTGGCAACAAAAACTGTAGAAACTGGTAAAAAGTTTGCAGCAGGAATCAACATTGAAAAACTTGTGTCTAGCCAAAACGTAGACATTGCTAGATTTTTTACAGACAAAACCACTCTTGATGTTTTCTTGGCAGGAGATGGCTCTAAAAAGTTTTCTGGAAGAGTCTATAGGTTTGGATTTGATGGAGCATATAACAACAGAAAAATCTTGTCTTTGTATGGCGAAGACGGAATTATGAGCACAACCAACACCAACTCTAATAGCCTATTTGCTCATACCGCCAACTACACCCTTACAACTGTTAACGAGTATGACTTACTATTTCCTGATATTGCTGTGGCAGGGTATTGGGAAGACTATATGCCATTGTCATACTTTAGCAAAGCTGTTTTAGATTATGAAGGAAATGAAAACTATGAACTAGACTCTATTCAGTTTAACATAGACTTTCCAGAACCACCAACAACTCAATCAAATGAGACAACAACTGCTTGGACATACGACGACTTGCTAGATGAGTATTCAGAGCCAGTCTTGCTAACATACGAAACACTTGGCAACTCTTTCTATACTGGTTGGGAAAATTATGAAGACATGTCAGGTGACACAGTTACAACACGATTCTACAACACGGATGAAGATATTGTAAGAAGCTATGTTTCTTTTCAAAAAATTACTGATGGAGCAAACAAAAACCTTGTAGAGTTTGACAACTACCACAGACCACTAATTTCTGGAATCCTTGACCCTGAAAACATTCATTCTTTAGATTGGAAAAACACGGCATACGAAGTAACTACAGGAACAATTATCTACCCACCAAAACAAACCTACTCTGGATCTCGTATAAACTTTAACGATTATGCTATTGTTTATCATTTAGAGTTTGTGTCTAATGGAATCATTCATCACCCCATTAGAGTTAGAGAGCTGCAATTGGCATCACAAGTTCTTGAAAGAACAGAGTTTACTCCAGTAGGTTCCAAATTTGGAGTGCCAGCGTTTTACTATTCAAGATCTGGACTTTATTTTGATCTAAAAGGTAAAAACCCAATAGCCACCTATAAAAGAAGTACGCCACACCTATATCTGAATAGACAAAGTGGTTGGGCAATTAAGGGAGAGTTTAGTCCCACAACAGATCGTGGTTTATCAATTTTAGTAAATCAGTCTGCAGCAGAACAAAAGCAAGTTGGATCTGTTCAAATGTGGGTTAGGTTTTACCAAAATATATTTCCATCTGGTCCAATTATGGTCTTTTCTATTAGCTACAAAGATGGCATATATGACTTTTTCCTTGAAGCAGATTCAAGCCAAAAAAGAGGGTTTATTTTTGGGGTAGATAGAGAATCTTCTGAAATTCTTGATGGATTAAACTATTACATAAATGGCCAGCCAGTAAACACACCATTCTTAATAAATGAAGAGTGGACGGTTCTGAGTGTTGAATTTCCAAGTTTGCTTAGTTTTAGCGGTATGTCTGGAACAATCAACCTTAATGGCCCTCTCATGTATAACAATATTTCTTATACTCTTGCTACAAACATCGAAAGAACAGAGTTTTTGGAAACAAGAACTTGGAACTCTGTAGAAAATGTAGGTGATTTGCCAAGAACCTGGGAATATATAGAAGAAGACTGGCAGCCACCATTTGCTACTTGGCAAGATGTAAAGGTTATTAGCCAAAGTCAGATATACAACATTGACTCAAAAGCAAGTTACGAAAAATACACTGGTTCTGATAGGATAATTATTGATGACGAGTCTGCTGGATTATTGATTAGTCCAGAAAAATTTACAGCGTACAAAGAAGTTTCTTGGTCTAATCTTGTCAAAGTACCAGCTTAATATGGTATACTGTTGGTTATGGAAAACGATATTTTATCAAAAGTTAGTAACGTTCGCAGAAGAGTCATAGAAACAGACGTTGAGTGGGGGCTATATGTCTACAAAAAGGCAGATGGCAAGTATTTTACAGATGGTGAGGGCAATGTTTTAAACATTCCATCTATGAAGGGTGACCTATCCAAGATTGCACAGCTATTTTCAGCAGCCAAGTATCATGGAGATTCTGGAGATGGAGACGCAAAGTTTGTGCCTGGATTAACCAGGGTATCCGATGAAACACATTCAGAGCAAGTAGATCGCATGAAGCAGGGCTATATCCCATCTATGACTGATTACGGAGCCTGGGCAGATGCTCAAAAGACTGTTGATACATATGGACAAGAAGCATTGGAAGTTGACTAATGAGCGAAAATGAATACTATGTTGGTGCATCTCTAAACACCCAAGAAGAAGAGATAAACAAGTTCAAGGATTCTGACCCATTTACTAAAAGCTGGGACGATCTCAAAAACTATGCTGGTTTAGAAAAGAACTTTAAGCGCAGAACAGACAGACTAATAAAGGCACAATACGACTATTCTGTGCCAACCAACGTAAACCCCTCATCAGAAGAATATCTAAATTCTGCTTCAGCAAGAAGCATGGGCATAGATAGCACTGGAAGCAAGCAAATTAATCCTGGGTCTGTTTATCGTAATGGATATGGCTTATTTGATGTAATTACACCACCATATAATCTTTATGAATTAGCAAACTACTACGATGCATCTTTTGCAAACCACGCAGCTATTGATGCCAAGGTTGCAAACATTGTTGGTTTGGGTTACTCTTTTAATGTTACAGACCGTACAACCCTAAGACTTGAATCAAGAGAAGAAGACAGTAGTGCGGTAGAAAAAGCTCGCAAAAGAATTGAAAGAATGAAGATTGAATTGCGTGATTGGTTAGAGTCTGTAAATGACGATGATTCATTTACTACTACCATGAAAAAAATGCTAATTGATTTCGAGTCAACTGGTAATGGATATCTAGAAATTGGTAGAACGGCTCTAGGTCAGATTGGCTATGTTGGTCACGTTCCAGCAACCACAATTCGTGTTCGTAGACTTCGTGATGGATATCTTCAAATTATTGGAAACAAGGTTGTTTACTTTAGAAATTTTGGGGCAAACAATCCAAACCCAGTAACAGGCGACCCAAGACCAAACGAGCTTATTCACTACAAGTCTTACTCACCACTAAACACTTTCTACGGAATTCCAGATATCCTATCTGCTGTAAGCTCATTGGTTGGTGACTCACTAGCTGCACAATACAACATTGATTACTTCCAGAACAAAGCTGTGCCAAGATACATTATTACTCTTAAGGGTGCAAAGCTTTCTGGAGATGCTGAAGACAAGATGTTCCGTTTCTTGCAAACTGGATTAAAATCCCAGTCGCACAGAACCCTGTATATTCCACTTCCAGGAGACTCAGACGGAAATAAAGTTGAGTTTAAAATGGACCCAATTGAAAACGGCATTCAAGATGGATCGTTCAAAGAATACCGTAAGCAAAATAGAGATGATATTCTAATTGCTCACCAAGTGCCAATCTCAAAACTTGGTGGAACTGATTCAGGAATTGCAGCAGCTCTATCTCAAGATCGTACATTTAAAGAGCAGGTTGCAAGACCAGCACAAGAGCACCTTGAAAAAATGGTAAACAAGATTATTAAAGAAAAGACAGACATCCTTGAGCTTAAGTTTAATGAGCTAACTTTGACTGATGAAATTGCACAGTCTCAAATCTTAGAGCGTTATGTACGTAACAAGATTATGGTTCCTAACGAAGCACGTGAAGTCCTTGACTTGCCACAGCGTAAAGGCGGAGATGAGCCAATGGAAATGAACTCACGCCAGGCAGCAGATGCTGCAGCCAACACTAGGCAAGCAAGACAAAGGGATGCAGAAAGAACTAATAATTCATCTGACAGCCCAGCGACACTTTCTGGACGAAATCCACAAGGTGAAGGACGAGCAAGTCAATAATTTGATATACTGTAAAAAGTGATCAAAACGATAAAATGTTTGCTATAATTAGAGGGATATGAATATTAATAAAGCACAATGGGTGACTGACGGCGACAATGTTCGTTTGTCAATGCCTATTGGTAAAGTAGATAAGGAACGTCGTATCGTTTCTGGATTTGCTACCCTTGACAATGTAGACAAGCAGGGTGATGTGGTTGACACATCTGCTAGCCTAAATGCTTTTAAAAACTTCCGTGGAAATCTTCGTGAAATGCACCAGCCTTCTGCTGTTGGAAAAATCGTTTCATTCAAGGAAGACAAGTATTTTGATCCAGGCACCAAGAAGTTTTACTCTGGTGTTTATGTTTCTGCTTATGTATCTAAGGGTGCACAAGATGCCTGGGAAAAAGTTTTAGATGGAACTTACTCAGGCTTTTCTATTGGTGGTAACATCAAGAAGTTTGATGACGAGTATAACGAGGGTATGGACAAAGCCGTCCGTATCATTAAAGAATACGAACTTCACGAACTATCACTAGTAGACAATCCTGCAAATCAGTTTGCAAACATTTTTTCTATTGAAAAGGTAAACGGAGAAACAACCATTGACGGATACCTATCTAAGACAGAAATTGAAAATGTTTTTTGGGATTCAGAAAATGATATGGTTTTGCTATCAGATTCAGACTCAGCAGTGAGTCCAACATCTGGTAAGCCAATGCAGAATATTGGGTTTGTTGAAAAAACAGATGCAGATAATTCTGACGTAATAAAGTTCTTAGTTGATAGTGCTAAAGGCATTAATACAATTGAGATAACTAAGGAGGTAAGTCCTATGACTGACGCAACAAATGAGGCAGTAGAGGTTGCAGCTGAAGAAGCTGTAGTTGAAGAGGCTGCTGTTGAAGAATCACAGGTCGCTCCAGAGGCTGACACCACAGTAGAATCAGCAGAAGCATCCGTAGAAAAGGCAGCAAAGTCTGACGATATGGATATGGATGACAAGGAAGACGAAGACGAGGACGAAATGTCTAAGGCTAAGTCTGACAAGGCATATGGTAAGGATGAGGAAGAAGACGACATGTCTAAAGCTAAGTCTGCTATGCCAGAAGATGAAAAAACTGAGGTAGCTAAGTCTGACGATGGTTTTGAGGCTGCAATTGCAGACGTCAAAGACACCGTTTCAAAAGCCTTTAGCGATCTAACTGAAACTGTAAAGTCTCTTTACGAGCACGTTTCAGAACTAAGCAAGTCCCTAGATGCAGTTAAGAACGACGTAACTGCAAGCAAGACTGTGTTTGATGAATTTGGAAAGAGAGTAGACGCTGTAGTGGCTGACACTGCTTTCCGCAAGTCTGGCGATGTTGGCGACATCGTACAGGAACCTGAAGTTAAGGTTCAAAAATCCCTATGGGGAGGTCGTTTCCTCACTAATAACGACTTATTTTAAAATATCACTAGGAGGTGAAATATATGTCGGAACAAGAACTAATTAAGAACTACCCTGGTTCAGAGTCAAACACTACCGCTGAAATTAACGGTGATGGTGCATTTGCATCTGGTGCTGTGGGTGGTGCAACAACAACTAACTCATCTGGTAATCTTTCTCCAGCAGCTAGCCTTGGAAACATCGCTACGCCAGCTTGGGGTACAACAGCAGGACCGAATGCAGTTAATCCAACAGGTACTCCTGGTGGTATTCTAGCTCCAGAGCAGGCTCGCCGCTTCATTGACTATGTTTGGGACGGTACAGTCCTGGCAAAGGATGGACGTAGAGTAACAATGAGAGCTAACACCATTGAGCTTGAAAAAGTAAACGTTGGAGAGCGTGTTATCCGTGCAGCAGCACAGGCTGACCCAGCTTTCGTAAACGCAGGTGCTACCTTTACCAAGGTTGAACTAACTACCAAGAAGATTCGTCTAGACTGGGAAGTATCAACTGAGGCGCTAGAAGACAATATTGAAGGTGGTGCTCTTGAGGATCACCTAGTTCGTCTAATGACATCTGCTTTTGCAAATGACATTGAGGATCTAGCGATCAACGGAGACGGTACAACTGGTGCATTCCTTTCCATCATGGAAGGTTTCGTACACAAGGCGACCACATCTGGAGATGCACACGAGTCAGTTGTGACTGTAGCAAACAACGAATGGACCACAGACGTAATGCAGAACATTATTCTTGCATTGCCACGTAAGTACCGTGCGTTGAAGAACAACCTAAAGTTCTATGCTGGTACAGACGCATTCCAGGGTATCGTTAAGAACAACGGTACACTAGCTGACGCAATTGCTGAAGCATTCACTGGCAAGCCAGGTACTGAGGCTAACCGTCAGAACTACCTAGACGGTGCAGCACAGACATTTGGTGGAGCACGTACAACACGTGTTCTAGGTGTTGAAGTTCAGGAAGTTCCTTACTACCCTGCAGGATATGTTGACCTAACATTCCCACAGAACCGTGTATGGGGATTCCAGAGAGACATCACTGTAAACCGTCAGTATGTTCCAAAGAAAGACACAATTGAGTACACAGTATTTGTACGCTTTGGTCTTCAGTGGGAAGAGCTTGACGCAGTTGCATTTGCTGATGCAGATGGAACAGACGTTAGCTAATACTAACCATGTAGCATTAGGGGGCAGACGAAAGTCTGCCCTCTTTTGTTATATTCTGATATAATTAAACTTGGAGAAGATATGACTAAAACAGTTTCTAACGACAAAAGAGTTGTTGAGAAAGTTGCCGTATACTCCTCTAAAAATTTATTTAAATATGATGTTGGAAAGCTACGAGTTGGATACAACATTGTAACAAAAGACGCATCAGATTTCTGGCTAACTCACGAGGCAGTTCGTATAGCAACGCCAGAAGAGGTAGCCCAAGCTTACAATAGGAGTAAATAGTGATCGTACTTAGAAAGCCCCCATACGATAGTTTTGTTAGCTATACAGTAGAGCCATCAGCATCGTATAGCGTTGTAATTAAAGATAGCGACTTTGACATAGCATATGAAGAAATGGTTAATGTTGGTGTAAATGGAATACTATCAATATCCTGGACTGGGACTTATGGAGAAAACGACACACCCTATGATTTTAGAAAGTATGATGAAACATATCATCTTGAAATTACTCTAGATGATGAAATTGTCGTAGAAGACAATATCACAGTAGAAAGACCATATGTAGATCCTGCGACTCTTGGGGAAACTGCTTCAGATATTACTGCTGCTACATATAACGAAAGACTTGCAAGAGCAATTATTGATTCTATTACTGGTGGATTTTATTTTGAAACAAAATGGCTTGAAACCACTGGGCAAGGAACAGACTACATTCCAGTTTGGGAAAAAATATACAAGATCTTAAAAGTTTATGAAAATGCAGAGCTCACCTATGATTCGTCATTAGAGGATCCAGCACTTGGTGAATGGAATTACGTAATTACCAAAGACAAAACAGCAATTACAAAAGACCCAAGCTACGTAATTACAGATTTTAATCGTGCAGAGTCAGCACCTGTTGGACTAAACATGGCATCATCAGATTCAATCAGCATGTTTGATACTTCTGACAGTGGAAACACTATTGGTTTAAAGTCAGGGGTATTATTTAATGCAGGAACAGACTACCTAATTCATATAGAAGCAGGATACAAGGTGGTGCCAAATGACATTCAAGATGCCATAAAGATGTTGATTAATGACATTGCTTGTGGAAAATTAGAATACTTTAAAAGATATATTACAGACTACTCAACAGATCAATTTAAAATTAAAATTGATTCCGCAGCCTTGTCTGGAACTGGAAACATTCTAGTTGATAAAATCCTAGACAAATACATTACGGATGTTAAAAAACCAGGAATGCTATAATGTCTTGCTGCGAAGATACTTCAGACTTCATGTATCCAATGCTTGCGGATATCTACTACCCAATGATCAATCAGGGTAGTTATGGAGAAATTAAAAAAGAATGGGTATTTGATCGTACCATTGCATGTAACGCCAATGGCTTTGGCGGTGCTGGAAAAGAAGAAATTAAGCCAGAGGTGTTTATACAACACGAAAATAAGCTGGTAGCAAGAAGTAAAACAGATGTAAGAATATCTTCAAGAAAAACCAAGGAATCTAATACTAACATCTTAATAACTAATATTAGATCTTCAAATGGAGAATTACTATATAAAGAAACTTCAGGACCAAGAGCTGGTAGAGGAAGCGTTTATGAAATAGCAACCCTTGAACCGTTTATTGGTCCATTCGCAAATGTTGAATACTACAAGATGGTTTGGAGAAAAACCGAAAACCAGGCGGTAGATAATTAATGAGAGTTACAATGAATGCATCATCATTAGAAAAACAACTAACAAATATTGTAAAGTATTCTACTGGATTCCTTGAAGGTGCTCAGTCTGGCAAAAAGGTTTTTCTAGACAATCTAGGTGGAAGCGTAATTGAAGTATTAAATAAATATATAGATGCTATGGCAAGATCAGATAGAGATGCCCTACACCACGTTTATGAATGGTACCAGACTGGCTCTCCAGCAGCAAGGCTATTTGACTTAAACTACACCGTTAGCAATTTAGGACTATCTGTAAAGTCATCATTTAGACAATCAACATCAATTTCAAAAGATAGCAATAGACCATTTTACGATAAAGCAAGAATTATGGAAATGGGAATACCAGTTACCATCAAACCTAAAAAAGCTTCAGCTCTTGTATTTGAAGATGCTGGACAAACAGTGTTTACCAAAAAACAAGTTAATATTGCTGATCCAGGAGGAGTAGAGGTTCAAGGATCATATCAAAGAGTATTTGACACATTTTTTAAAAGTTATTTTACACAGGCATTCTTAAAATCATCTGGACTGTCTAACTACATATCAAACCCAAAAATCTACAAACAAAACTTTGCAGCAGGTGCTAAAGCTGGCAGGGGACTTGGAGTTAAGACTGGATACAGATGGATCGTAAACGCAAAGGTAGGACTTGAATGACAATAGTTAATCTTGAAACAATACCGTTTCCACCACACTGGATAAACGCATATCTATTTGATAAACTAGGAAATGATTATGGACCAACAAAAGTTGGGATAGGTCCAGACCAAACAATCGTACCATTTTTTGCCCCAACAACCACGGGACGTGAAGAAATTTATCAACAGCTAGTATCTAATACAGGGCTGGTACAGCCAACCATGATAACATATGACAGACTTATGCGTTTTAGGGCTACACCATTCTATGGAATTAAAAGAGAACAGCTAATTTATACAATATACGGAAGTGTTCAGTCAGTTCAAAACATCAACGTAATAGTATCACAACTACTTGACAGAGAAGATGCAGCAGCTCAGGATGTTAATGACTGGGCTAAGGCCAACCCAATATCACTAAACGGACAAACAATACAATCTAACGTATTTTTTCACAATTTTAAAGTATACCAAATAGACGAAACTAGAGATATTTTAGAGCTAAACTCAGTAAACATGAGCGAGTGGGCGTCAAAGATAATCATTGAGTATGACTATCATGCATCAAATGGCACCACATTTAAATAGATAAAAACACTGATATACTTGTTAGCGAGGAAACAATCGCCATTTATAACTGAATATATTATTAGGAAAAAGAGGTGAAAATATGGCATATACACGTGGTAATTCCAACAACATCATCGTTGGTGCAGCATCGTTCTTCGTAGCTGACACCGTCCTTGACGGTACTACCCTGCCAGATTTCGATGCCAATGAGTCTTACCGTGAGACACTGTCTGACGAGCCAGGATTTGAAAACATCGGATACACAATGAACGGCCTTGAGATCCAGTTCCAGCCTGACTTCGGAGAAGTACAGGTTGACCAGCTACTGGACGTTGCAAAGCTATTCAAGCAGGGTATGCAGGTTAACCTGAACACTGCTTTTGCTGAAGCAACACTTGAGAACCTTCTTATTGCTCTAGCATATGGAGACAACCAGCTATCAGGAAACAAGACAACTTCAGACGGATCGGTATTAAACCTATCTGCTGGAGAGCTTGGAGAATGTCCAGTTGAGCGTGGAATCATTGCTGTGGGTCCAGGAACAGGAGACTGTGAACTTGGATCTGCTCTTGAGCGTGTCTACGCAGCTTACCGTGCTCTATCAATCGAGAACGTAACTGTATCTGCAAAGCGTGACGAGGCTTCAATGTTTGAAGTATCGTTCCGTCTTCTACCAGATGACGCTGAAGGATCTTACGGAAAGATCATTGACCGCACTATTACTGTTGCTTCATAAGCAATAATAATTAAATAGACAGTCCCACCTCCTTTTTGGGGGTGGGATTTGTCATTCTATGATAAAATTAGATAATGCCTACTGAAATATATAAAGTTAGAAAAATAAGCACAATTGATAATCAAGAGATTGAGATTATCCCATTAAAAATAAAATATTTAAAAGAGCTAATGAATACCTTTACCAAGATTCAAGATGCTAAAACAGAAGAAGAAATTATTGAGGTATTGACAGAATGTGCACTTATAACAATGAAACAGTATCTACCAAATCAGTTTAAATCAGTAGAAGATTTAGAAGACAGTTTTGATCTAGCCTCTATTTATGACCTACTAAATTATTCAGCTGGCATTGATTTAAAGAAAAAAAGCGAAAACGTTGTAGAGGAAGCTGCAGATAAAGAAAAAGAAAAGACCACCACTTGGGAGGGGCTAGACCTAGCCAAGCTTGAGTCAGAGGTGTTTTTGCTGGGTATCTGGAAGAACTTTGACGAACTAGAGACATCTATATCTATAGAAGAGCTAATGCAAATACTATCTATAACCAGAGAGCTTGACTATGAGGAAAAAAAGTTTTTGGCTGCACTGCAGGGCGTAAATCTTGATGAGCAGACTGGTAAAGAAAGCGGAAAGGCTAAGGGTCAAAAAGAATGGGAAGACCTTAAGGCAAGGGTTGCTTCTGGTGGCAAAGCAACTGACTCTAGAGATATTCTTGCACTACAGGGAACAGCAGCTAGACAAGCTGGTTTTGGTATTGGTCTTGGTCTTGGATATGAAGATCAAAGAGATCCTTCAGTCCTTAAAAAACCCTAGCGTTATGGTATAATTGGTTATAACCTACGGTAGGTAGATGAAGGAGAAAAACATGGCAACAACAACATACACACCAGAAGTACTAACACTAATTGATGGAACAACAATCGAGGTACGTCCACTAAAGATTTCGCTTCTCAAGCCTTTTATGAAAAAGTTTGAAGGGGTGTCTTTGGTAGCAGAGGATAACGAAAAATCAATGAACCTATTGCTAGATTGTGTAGCAATTGCTATGAAGCAGTACAATCCAGAGCTAGCAGCAGATCCAGCAAAGCTGGAAGACTTGCTAGACTTGCCAACAGTTTACAAGATTGTTGAAGCAGCTTCTGGATCTGTTCTGAATGGTTCATAGAACTATCTCTCAGAAAAGGTGAACCTAGATGGCGGATCTTAATGCCAATATTAATGTAGGAATTGAAACTACACAGGCGTTAAACCAGCTTAAGTCACTTCAAAAACAAATTTCGCAGTTTCACCAGTCTGTATCTAAATCAAGCAACCAGGCTGCACTAGCACAGCGTGATCTACAAAGAAATTTCCTGAATGGTGTAAATGCTATTCAGGGATTTTCTGCTGAGCTTAAGACTGTAAGAACAACTGCAGAAACCTTTACAAACTCCCTTGAAAAAAATAAACTTTCTATGCGAGAGTACTTTAGATATGCTGGTGGAGCTACTCAAAGATTTGGTAAAAACTTTGTAGCTGAATTTAACACAATTGAAAAAACTGCAGTAGAAAGAGTAAAGACTCTTCAGACCCAATATATTAAAATGGGTCGTGATGCTAGTGGAGCAATGCAAGCAATTGCCGTTCGTCCAACAGTATTGGATATGAAGGATCTAGGAACACAAACTGCTATTGCTGCACAAAAACAAGTTTTATTTAATCAGCTAGTTAAACAGGGATCCACAAATCTTCTAAACTTTGGTAAGAATACCCAGTGGGCAGGTCGTCAGCTTATGGTTGGTTTTACCCTGCCTTTGGCTACTCTTGGTATGACAGCAGGTCGTGTTTTCTTTGACATGGAGCAAGCAGCCATTAAATTTAGAAAAGTTTATGGCGACCTGTTTACACCAGAAGCAGAAAGACAGCAAGCTCTAGAAGGAATTGTAGAACTTGGTGAAGCATATACGGCCTATGGTGTTGCGGTTGCTGACTCTTTAAGCATGGCTTCTGATGCTGCAGCTGCGGGTTTTGCTGGGGTAGATCTACAAAATCAGACAGCAGCAGCCCTAAAGCTTTCTGTGTTGGGACAACTAGATTTACAAAAATCACTTGAAACAACTATTTCGTTGCAAAACGCTTTTCAACTTTCCTCAGAAGAATTAGCTGGAGAAATTGATTTCCTTAACGCTGTTGAAAACCAAACAGTGGTTGCTCTAGATGATATGACAGAAGCGGTACCAAGAGTTGCTCCAGTTATTAAACAACTTGGTGGTGACGTAAGGGATCTAGCATTCTTCCTAGCAGCCATGAAAGAGGGTGGAATTAATGCAGCTCAGGGAGCAAACGCATTAAAGTCTGGTCTTGCATCTCTCATTAATCCTACAGAAAGAGCAGCACAAATGCTTTCTGGTTTAGGTATTAATATTAGATCAATCATTAATGAAAACCAAGGAGATATTGCTGGAACAGTTTATAACTTTGCAAAAGCTCTAGACGATTTAGATCCACTAAAAAGAGCACAAGCAATTGAGCAATTGTTTGGCAAGTTTCAGTTTGCACGTATTTCTGCATTGTTTGATAACATTACAAGAGATGGAACTCAGGCTCAAAGAGTTCTTGATTTGGCAGGATCGTCTGCAGAAGACCTAGCCTCTATATCAGAAAAAGAGCTTGGAGTCTCAGCAGCCTCAGCTATGAACAAATTTAGGTCTGCAGTAGAAAAGCTTAAGGTAGCACTTGTTCCTATTGGAGAGTTGTTTGTTCAAATTGCAACTCCATTTGTTGATTTTGGAACAAAGATGCTTGATGCATTTAACAATCTTCCTGGTGGAATCAAGACCGTAATTGGTACAGTAATTACAATTTTGGGTGGTATTGGTCCAGTAGCTCTTATGACCTTTGGTCTAATCAACAACGGTATTGCCAATATGATTAAATTCTTTGCTACCGTTCGAATGGGCTACCTAAAGATTACTGGTCAAGCTCAGGGTATTGGTGATGAAACCCAATACATGACTCAAGAGCAACTAGAAGCAGCAGCTGCAGCTGCATCTCTTGATCAGGCACACGCAGGACTGATTCAAAGGTTTACAGCAGAAAAGGTTGCGGTAGATGCATTGCGTGACGCCTACAGTCAAGCTAAGGCCGCTGGAGACCGATTTGCAATGATTAACCCAGGAATGATGATGCCTGGAAGAGCTCCTAAAAAGTTTGCTAATGGTGGTTTTGTAAGTGGTTCTGGAAGTGGAGATACTGTTCCCGCAATGCTTACACCTGGAGAATTTGTTATCAAGAAAAAAGAGGCACAAGTATTTTTGCCACTTCTTCAGGCTATTAATGATGGAAAAATTCCAGGGTTTGCCAATGGAGGTATTGTAGGAAGTAACGACAAGCTTGTAGATATGTTTGGAGAATTTGCTATAAGGCTTCAAGAAAAAAGTCAAAACATGGGTAGAAGGTCTAGCAAGATTGAAGATCCAGCAGAAGTTCTTTCTGTTTTGGCTACAAGGGTGGGAGAAGCTAGGGGTATTGTTCCAAGCCAAGCACAAGTAAGTAAAGGAAAGTTTGATTCAATTGCTGATGAATATTCTGAAATAGTATCTAAATTTGTAAATAATCTTAACTCAGAATTTGAAACAACATTTAGTAGTATTGAAAATAGTGATGAAAGATTTAAAAATGCTTGGCTGTCTGCTGGTAAAAAAGTTGAGCAAGAAGTTCAAAAAATATCTTCAGACGTAGACAAGGGCGTTGTAAGAAAAACATTTGGATTGGATCCAGACTTTATGGGTACAGCTCCAACAATGCCAAGAAGAGCTGGCGGAACAGAATTAGAAAGAGCAAGAAAAGCAGCCTTTAATCTTAAAGATACTGGAGTTAGATCTTACAACACAGAACAAGTTCGTGGTGCGTCTCAAGCAATGTTCCAAAGAATAACTGGAAAATCAGCAAAAGACATGCAAATGGGCCACGCACTTGGTTCGGTAGAACAGTCGTTGCAATCAGTTGTAAATGATCCAAGAGCCTCAAATGCAATTAAAAAAGCAGCAGCCTCACTTGGAGTTTTTGTAACCAATAAAACTGTTGAGGGAATTAAAGAATCAACACAGCAATCATCGCCATCTAGAGAAGCCTACAATGCAGGAGTTAACATTGGAAAAGGCTCTATTGATGGAATTAAGTCACAAACAGATGAAGCTGCAGTAGCTGGTCAGCAGGTTGGCCAATCGATAACATCTGGTGCAACAAAACCTAGAAGTGGGCCAAGAAGGTTTAGTACTGACCCAGAAGTTATGGCAGCCCTTAATGGAACTTCTCAAGCTCAAATTAACACACCACCAAGGGGACCAAGAAGAGCTACACGTGAAGCTGATAGCACAGCACCAGCTCCAAAGTTAAAAAATCAATTTGAGGATCTTGGAAACAAGGTGTCAAAAGCAAGCTTAGGTCTGTCAGCAGTAACTGGTATCTTATCAATGTTTGGCGGAGAGATGTCTGCTATAACATCAGCTATATCTTTATTTAGTGGTGGGTTGTTTGCACTAATAGAAATAAGTAGCCTACTAAGATCAACACAGTTAGGTTTGGCTGTTGCAACAAGGGCTGCCAGCATTGCATCCACCATGGGAGGGGCAGCAAATGTAGCTGGAACAGTTGCAAATCAACAAGTTTTACAATCAGTAGCAAGCACTCTTGGTACTGGAGGAATTGTTTCTAAGATTGGAAATGGACTTAAGTTTATGCTTAGATTCTTAGGTCCCGTTGGAATTGCAATATCGTTGTTGGCAATAGGAATACCATTGATAGTTAACTTGTTCCAAGAGCAAAGAAATAAAATGGAAGCTTTTGGAAAAATTGTTGATGTAACTGCAGATCAGATTAAATTCTTGGGAGAGCAGTCTCAAACAACAGTAACGACTACTTCAGGATTTGACAGAGCCACGCTTGGTCAGGGAGAAACCGCTACTGAGGCAGCTACTGAAAGAGCAACTGACGAACAATTCCTTCAACAGTTTAAAACACAAATTGATGCTACAAAAGCAGGAGCTGCAGATTCTGTAAATCAAGCACTAGAGTTGTTATCGTTTAAACTATCATCTGCAGGATTGTCTGATCAAGTTGTTAGCTCAACAATTGCTGGAATTATAAAAGCTTCAAAACGAACAGATTTAGAGTTTGATTTTAATAAAGTTGGGCTATCTCCAGCAAACACTGCTAGTTTGCTTGCAAATATCCAGTCTAGAGTTGGAAGAGCTGCTACAGAAACTGGAGCACCTATTGGCTATAATCCTGGAGTTGGTTCTAACTACATGCCAGGTTCTGCTGGAATTAGCCAGATGGGTGGTCGTCGAAATAATCTTGGATCTCCTGTATCTATGAGCACTCAAGAACTAAGAGATGTTGGTTCTAGTGTTGCTGGATTTGCTGAAGGTTTAGCAATTCAGTTAGAGGCTGGAAAAATAACAGTTGAAGAATATAGCGAGGGCTTTGACCAATTAAGACTTTCATTAATAAAGCTTGAAGATACTGGTAAAAAAACAGCCATGGATGAAGCTATTAATAAAATTTTCCCAGAAGACAAAGAAATGTCAGATGCCATTAAGGGTGTTGAAGATTTGGATCAACAGCTATTACTTCTCGAGCTTGCAGGTGTTGGCGGAGCAGAGTCTATGCAAAAATTTGTTGATATGACAAAAGATGGTAAAACGACAAAGGCTCAATTTACTGCAGAGATTAAAAAAGAAACTGCAGCACAGAAAAAACTTAACCTAGAAACTGCAGCTGCTATTTCTATTTCAGAACAAGAAACAGAATCAATAGCACTACAAGATAAAATTAATACTTACGAAGAACTTGTTGCAGCAGGAATGGATGCAGCTTTAGCATACAAAATTGCTGGAGATGCAGCGTTAACAGAGGGATACAAGACAGCTCTAGCAGCAGGTGGTTTGCAAGAATGGATTAATGGAGTCAAAGAGCTTGATGCTCTTTCTAAAAAGTGGGAGGGTATAAATCCTGTAGCTACTGGTGGCGGAGGTAGCAACCCAATTCAAGACGCTATCAAGGGACTAAAAGAACAAAAACAAGAAATCTTAAACACTGCCGCCGCATATTCTCAATTAAGAAATAATGGAATGTCAGCTGCAGATGCACTTAAGTTTGCTCAAAATCCAGAACTAATGTCTGCTATGAATGCTGGACTCAAGGTTGGCTCTACTCGTTGGAATCAAATTATTGGTTTAATCAAAGAAGCAGAAGCTGCAACAAAAAGCTGGCAAAACTCTACGGTACAGGGTAAAACTGAACAGTTTGAAGATGTTTATAACAGAGTTATGGCTTTATTTGATGCTGAAGAAGCTGTTCTAGAAGCAGCCTTTGAATCAGCTACTGCTTCAGACAACAAGCTTATAGAATCTCTACAGGGACAAATTGATGCTCTTAATAGACAAGTAGAAGACTACTCTAGAGATTTGGACGGTATTGCTGAACAAGAAGAAGCAATCAATAAAGCTTATGACGAAAAGGTAAAAGCCTTAGAAGAAACAAAGAAGGTTAATGAAGACATCTTGAGACAACAAAAGTCTCAGCTATCTCTTGCAGATGCTTTGTCTCAAGGAGATATTGGCGCTGCAGCAAGTGCACTGCAAGAGTCTAGAGCAGCTAATGCAGCAGCAGCTCTGGGTGCTCAAGGCAATATGCTTCAGCTAAGCAGAGAAGCAGAGCTAGCAGGCGTAAGATCTCCAGAAGGATTGACAAGAGTTCAGATTGAAGAAAAGGTAAAGCAGCTAAAGAAAGATATTGCCAACATTGAATTTGGTGCTTTGCGTGATGCTAAAGATAGAGTGGATGCTGCAGAAAAAGAGCTAAATGCTAAGCGGGAGGCACTGACGGTTGCTGGAACTACAAAAACAGAGCTAGAAGCACAAAAAAATGCTATAGACTTGGCCAAAGCAAGAGCAGAAGTTTATGATAGTGAATTACAAAATGCATTAGCCAATGTTCAAGGAATTGTTTCTGGATGGAAGTCTCTTGACACAACAATCACAACTAATCACGTAATTAATACTACAAATACTGGAACTGGTCCAATTGGTCCAGCAACACCCGCAGCCACACCACCAGCAACAACAAATCCAAGAGTCTTTGTGCCAACTCGTTCAAGCATGATTGGTTCTAATAGGATGACTTTTATGGCAAAGGGTGGAATGGTAAAGCCATCATTCTTTAGTGCTGGTGGTTTTGCAAAGGGCACTGACACTGTTCCAGCAATGCTAACTCCAGGAGAGTTTGTAATAAACAGAGATGCAACAAAGAAGTTTGGTCCATTGCTTTCTGCAATAAATGATGGTGGAAGAGGATTTACCACTCCAGTCTATCCAGAAATTTCAAGAACGTATCCATCAGCAAACATAGGTGGAGGTCTTTACTCAAACAATAATGTTGCAGAAATAGGTGCACCAATAGACAATTCAGTGTATAATTATAGCTTGAGTGTAAATGTTGCGGGTACTAATGCCACCCCAGATCAAATAGCCAATGTAGTAATGAGAAAACTACAAGGTGTAGAATTACAAAGAGTAAGAGGACAGGTAGTTAGATAATGTCAGTATCTGCAAACTACATCTATGGTAATGGTACAACCATTAAGGGTAGAAAGACCTGGAAAAGACCACAGGCAATGCTTTGGGCCGACGGTTGGACGCTTATTGGTGGAAAACTTGTTCCTATTGGTTATGAAATTGGTTCAGATTTAACAGGTATTCCTCTAGCAGATCAAGAAAACACATTCTTAATTCTATCTGACCACAACAGAGCTGCTCTAGAAATGTCTACAGAAAGAATTGAACAAAGACAAAGAATGGCAAATGGAACAATGCGTTCCTATCACATTGCAGACAAGCTAACTATTTCTACTTCTTGGTCAATGCTGCCCTCAAGAAGTTTTAAAAACTATCCTAACTTTAACAATGTAGACACAGATCCAGCTCTTAATGTTGACAATACTGCAGAGCCTAATTTATTAATTACCAGCAAATTGGCTGATCGTGACAATGATCCAATAACACCAAACACTTTAGTAAACATAAGTCCTTATGGTTCCCTGTATGAGGTGGATCAGCAGTACACGGCTGACGGTGGTGCTGGCGGTGGAGAAATGTTAGACTGGTATGAAAACCATACTGGACCTTTTTGGGTATTGCTTTCTTACGACAAGTACAATAATTTTGGAGATAACAATGCTGCAAGAGCACGGCTATCAGAGTATTCTGATGCAAAGCAAATGTATATTTCAAGTTTTACATACTCAGTGGTAAAGCGTGGTGGGACTAACTTTGATATGTGGGATGTCTCTGTAACCCTGGAAGAAGTATAAATGTTTCAGAACGATGAACTAAAAAATCATCTGGAGACATCTTTTTCAGTTGAGTCAGAACCAGCGGTAGTTGCAGAATGGAATATGAACGTTCCAGGAAATATTCAAAAAATAGGTAACTACAGATACAGACAGGGGAGTACTCAGTATGGCGTTCTTCCAAATGTTTTTGATATCCTTGATTTAGGCAATTTTTATACTGGCGCTACAAATGCAGACGTTGCTGTGCAAGAAGGTTTTCAGCAAGATGGAAGCACTCCACAAATTTTTAATTATCCAAAAGATAAAGAAAAGATGCTTTATTCTTTAGAGGACTGCTTAAAGCCATTTAGACCAAGGTCTGGAATTAATAAGCTATCTTATTTTAGCAACAAATATTTATCATTTCCAAATGTAAACATGTATTTGCGTCCAAGATACTACATGCCAACAAAAGACGATGAGTTTAAGTACTGGAGATCATACAGAACAGAAACTAATCCAACAGACAACACAAGCTCTGAGTATGGAATATCAAAAAATAGTTCTGTTGGTAGATATGTTATTGAAGACACAAACCCATTTGTTGTATACAAAGAGTCTGTGCCAGCAAATAGAATTGTTGTAAAGCTTCAAACTAATGTTGGAAACATAGACCTTGGACCATTTAGAGCAACTGGTGGAGCATCATTGTCAGACCCATTTTTTGGGGAATCTAAAAAAACAGTTCCATCAACATTTAGAGTTGAATACTTAAACGAATTAGACCAATGGATAACAGCATACAGCTTTAATGAAACATCTTTAAGAGATGACAACACCAGTCCAATATTTAGTCATGATGGACACCTAAGTCTTGAATATGGAATTGAAGTGCCTTCTGATTATGTAAACAACTTTAGGCTTGTTGGTACAGTTAGCAGTACAATTGTTTTGCCAGAAAGTAACATTATTGGTACGGCATATCTAGTAGTAACAGAAGAAAACGCCAAAGGAACATTGCACGTATTTAACGGACAGACTTACGATGCCCTTACTCCAAATTATAGATGGTTTATTGGAAATGACGGGGTATACGAAAATACACACTTTGTAACTGACTTTACTAATCCATCATACTATAGAGAAAGTGGTATCACTAGCAACATCTATAGAGAGTTTGTGTTTCTAAAGGGTCTTCGCCTAGTTGTAGAAACTATGAACGTTCCCAATGCCCCATTAGAGCTTATCGAAATGTCACCAAGACTATCAGCAAATCTTTCTAATAGCCTTATTGAATTTGATGTGACAAAGGCTGCAGCTGACCTAGGATCGTCAGCCTTGCCAGTGGGACAAATGATGGCTGGAACTGGTAATCTAACTCTTTTTGATAACGATCAATCTTTTAACACAAATAATCAGTGGAGGTTTGACTCTGAAGCTAACGATTATGTTGGTAGCATTATTGCAAAGCATATTGAAAGAAACATTAAGTTTGTATTTTACGAAGTTATTAAAAATGTAAACAACTCAAACTACTATGTTCCAATTAAAACTTTATACTCTGAAGGCTTTCCAGAACGAAATGCACAAACTGGAGAAACCAGACTTACCCTAAGAGATTTTTATTTTTACTTTGAATCACTTAAAGCTCCAAGAATTTTGTTAACAGAGGTATCATTAAGTCAGGCAGTTTGCATATTGCTAGACTCTGTTGGTTTTTCCAATTATGTATTCAAAAGAAAAACTGGGGTTGCAGATCCAGTTATTCCAAACTTTTTTATTCCACCAGAACAAAGCGTCGCAGAAACTTTAGCACAGCTATCCAGAGCCACACAGTCAGCAATGTTTTTTGATGAGTTTAACAACTTTGTCGTAATGACAAAAGAACACATTTTAGATGAGTCTAACGAAAGATCTTTAGATACAACAATATATGGCTCTTCAGTAAACGGAAAACTTCCAAGCATTGTTGAGATATCTTCTCAAGATAAGACTGTTTTTAATGCTGGTACCGTTAACTTTACATCAAGACAGATTCAAAGAACTGCTGGAACAATTCAACAAAATCAATTTGTAGATAGAAACCTTGTTTACAAGCCATCACTATTATGGGAAGTTGGTGGTAATGAAAAAACGTCTTCTGCAAATGCTGGAGATCAGACTGGATATGTTTTGGCGGCACTTCCATTAAACACTAGTATATCCAATGCTATTCCAGAAGTATCAGCAAACAATCAAATAATCAATAATACATTTGATGTTGGAGAAAATGCATACTGGATTTCAAGATTCCAGGGATTCTTTTATGCTAATGGAGAGGTTATTAAATACGATGCTGTTGAGTACAACGTTACTGGGGTTGGAAATGTTTGGATATCAAGCAACCTTGAGTATCAAGATTATTTTTCAAAAATTCCTTTTAATGGAAAAATTTATCCAACTGGACTTATTAGAATTTTTGCTGAACCGTTCTATGAAACAACTACTGGTATAACAATAACAGAAAACAATCAGCAAACCAATTTGCCACTAAGACTAAAACCAGGACCAGTTGTTTCTCATGGACGTGGTCAGTTTGGAACTCCAGTTGTTAGTCACAATGCTGGATTAGATTCACACTGGACAAACAATAGCAGCATTCAAGGATGCGACATGATGAGCGAGCTTTTGTTTACCACCAATCTGAGTCCAACTATTCCATCAACAGAACTAGGGGCAGCTGGAATTGCAACTCAGACGGCTTTGAGAACTCAAAGAAATAGTATTATTAGAAACTTTTTGTCTTCTAAGTATAATACAGAAACAAACGTAGCATCATTAAAAACAGCATCATCAGCAGCAACTATGCAATCGTCAGCCTTAGTTATGACTGGTCCAGATTTTGAAAACTCAGCGACTCCAAGAAATCACCTATCCTATGTTCATAAAAAACTTGACAAGGCATATAAACATTTTGGAACTAGGGTTAGAATTATTGGAAAAATAGAGCCACTGGGAGACAGGACTCAAACTGTTGTTGGTGGAATGACCTATCTAAACATTATTGGTTCAGATCCAACTCAGAGTGTTTCTATTGGTGGTGGGTCTGCAGGAATAAACATCGTAAACCCACTAACAAATAATGGCTATTACTTTGAAATAGCGGCTTTAACATCTTCTAAAATAAACAGTCTTTTAGAAAGACTAGAGTTGATAGATGAAGATACAGAAGAATCAACTGTGTCCGTTGAAAATATTCTTTTTTATAAAGTAAAAAAGGGTACTGGCTCAAACACAAAAGCTGTTCCAATAAAGCTTTGGGGTGGTTTAGGAAATATTCTTGTAGACGATGGAAACTTTGCTGGACAGTATAGGTTTACAGGTGAAGAAAATCCAACGGTATACGATTTAGCAATTGAGTATGTTGACATTAATGAAACAAGAAGAGAGTTCTATCTATACATTAATCAAAAACTAATAGCTACTGTAATAGACAATGATCCACTACCAATAGTCAATTCATCAGTAGGTCTTTTTGTGCGTGGCAATTCTAAAGCAATGTTTGAAAATGTGTACGCTCTTGGTAAAAACTATGCAACCAATACAGTCTTTGATACAAACGTTCCAATTGCTAAAATATTTGGAGATTTAGATCAGCAAGTTAGTGCTGTTGAAGCCCTAAGCAAGTATGCTTTAAGCGGTATTGTACAAAATACATACTTGAGTCAAATAAACTCAACCTCTGTTCCAGCATACGACCTATACTTTGAAGAGTTTGGAACCATTATGCGTGAAGCTGCATACTTTAATATTAAATATGAACGTGCCTTTCCTGCTTTGTATGCTAAGGTTGCCCCTACCTTTAATAGAGTAAAGGGCTACACAATTTCTGGCTTTACAGCAGACTCTTATGGAGCAGAATTTCTAGTATTTAACAACACAGATACAGCCCTTAAGCTAGATCCTAGCACAAACAATGCTCTTAGAATTTTGGGTGTTGCATTTACTGGTGAAAACACCACCAGCATAACTGTTGATGACTTCTTAAAGAGAAGGGGGAACACTTCAGATCCAGAGCTTAGGGGGTCTACACTAGTAGAGTCTCCTTTTAAGTTTACTGAACAATATGAAAAGGTAAGGCAAAGTAGAATTCTTTATGGAAAGAATGACTTTACATTAGACTCAATATACATACAAGATGCAGATACCGCAGAAAACTTGCTAGGTTGGATTATTAATAAAAATATTAGACCACGTAAATCAATTGGTTTAAATATATTTTCAATGCCAACTCTTCAGCTTGGAGACTTGGTAAATGTTTACTATAAAGATCCAGATGGCATTGACCTTGTTACTCCAGAATCTGTTAGGTACGTAGTATATAATATTAATTACAGCAGGTCTGTTGGTGGACCACAAATGACCGTTTATTTGAGTGAGGTTTAAAAATGAGAATGCTACACGATGGTGGAGGCGGATCAAAACCAGCTGCAAAACCAGCAGTAAAAACAAGAGCACAAATCGAGGCAGAAGAAAGGTCTGCAAGGGCAGCAGCAGCTCTTCGTAAACTACAAACAAGTGGAGCAAATTCCCTAACAAACGCTGAAAGAGCAGTTCTTGGCATGGCTCCAGCTGGAACTAACTCTCCGCCACCACCTGCACCTGCAGCCCCCGCTCCAGCAGCTCCAGCTCCTGCACCAACCCCAACCACAGCAGCCCCAGTTGCAGCAAGCCCAGCAACTAATACTCCAGCACCAGTTCCTCCAGCACCACAACAAGATGTGGTGGCAACACCAGTGCCAGCAGTCAGAAGTGCACCAATTGATACTGTAGAGTTTATTGACGAAAAGCTTAGTGATGAATTAATTATTGATCTATTGTTTGAAAATGTTGGTGGTCAAGAACTTTTAACTATTGCAAGAAACGATACAGTTAATGGTCAGGATGTTGTATATCAACCATTTAAAAACCTGGGTATTTTGCAAGAAGCTTACAATCCAACAAATTTATTGAGGCTACAACAAACTTCAGACAAGTTTTTTTCAAACTTTACCATTAACCTAAGAAACAAAATTCCAAACGTAGGCAGTGGCGAAAATGGCAAAAACTACAAGCTAGACCTGGCAACTGGCGAGGGTATTATAGAGTTTATTAATATTAAACCTGACGAACAAGTAGAGGTACAAATCCTTAGTGCTGGTATAATAGAAGATATAAATATGATAGAAAGCACAGAAAGCTAAGTATGATAACTGATATTGGTAAAAACATTATTGCAAAGTATCTCATTGGAGATGCTCCAGCGTATGCTTCATTTATAGCCCTAGGTTGTGGTGCAGAACCTCTAGAGTCCTCAGAAGCTTTCGGCGACTACTCAGAAAAATCTGCACTAGATTTTGAAATGTTTCGTGTTCCAATTTCTTCACGTGGATACGTAAATGACAATGGTGTTAATAAGGTTATCTTAACTGCTCAGCTACCAACAGAAGAAAGATACGAAATTTCAGAGATTGGAATATATTCTGCAGGAGCTAACTCATTGGCTGGAAGGTTTGATAGTAAAACAATTTCTGCTTTTTCTGGTGAAGAGCAGTGGCAGCTTGTTAAGGGAAACACAATAAGCAACGCATCGTCATCAAACGCAGACTTTCCTGAAGCACAAAACTCTATCATTAATGAAACTACAAATATTATTAGTGTTGACCTTGAAGCTACAGCTAGCCCAGAAAACCTACAACCACCAGCAATTAAAACAAGTACAAGTAATGGTATTTTTACTAAACAAAATAGAGTAGAAAGATTTGAAAGACCTAGGTATCTTTCAAATGTGCTGATGCTAAAGGGAGATACATCCTACATATACACAAATGGAGAAAATATTCAAACTTATGGATCTCCAAACTTTTTACAAATTACTGGACTACCTACAGACTTAAGCAAAAACTCATCGTCAGACCTAATGAAGTTAGCGTTTTCAATTATACCAGTAAACGGAGACTCAGACGTTATTCCAGAAGCGGTAAACATTATTGTTGAATTTAGCAATAGCGATAGAAGTCAGTATGCTTGGATGCAAATATCTGCAGACGATACTGATTATCGTACAGACAATAGATATGTTGTTGCAACAAAAAGACTAGATGAGTTGTTTTACAATACTGGACAGTTTTCTTGGAGAAACGTGTCTATAGTTAAGGTTTACGTAACCACTACCCAAACCATATCAGTTACGAATAAAGCACTAACAAATAACATTGCAACACTTACAACTGGAGCAGATCATGGATTTGCAGAAAACGACTATGTTAGAGTCAGTGGTGTTGACTCAGTATTTAATGGAGTGCACCTAATTACTGATGTCACTTCAAACACATTTAGTTATGCAAAAACAAACACAGACGTTTCGTCAACATCTTCAGGCGGCACTATTGAATATGCAAGCGATCGGTTTTATGTAGCACTTGATGCACTTAGACTTGACAACGTAAGCACCATCAATCCAGTATATGGGCTTACGGGATATTCTGTTGTTCAGAATACTGACAAAGTTACTATCGTAAAATCTTCAAACACTACTAACTATATTGAGTATAGATTTATCCTGGATGTGACCTAATGGTTGATGTTGGAATTAAGCAAATAAGAATTCCTAAATCTGAATTTCCATTAGTTCAAATTACAACCACTACTAACGAGCTTTTGGACAGAGAAGAAGTAGACGGCCTACACTATGATTTTAGATACAGAATTGTTTCTGAAGACAAAAACAGGTTTTCTCATTGGTCAGAAATTATTAGGTATGCGATGCCAAACGTAACAACCCCTTTTCCATATACTGCATCCACCAGAATTTCAGTTGCTAATGTTGGTGATGTTATTAATGTAGTTTGGTCTTTTCCAAATGACTCAGAAATTGCAGAACAAATAGAACTAGAACCTGAAGACCCAGACTATATGAGTATTGAAGAGGCAAACTATATTAAGTTTTTTAGAGATGGAAATGTTTATGATATTTGGATTAGATGGAATAACTCTAACACAGATGATCCAGAGGCAGCAGGGTGGTCCAATTGGGAACTCAGCACAACCATTTCAAATAATAATTTTTCAATTATAAAGCCAGCAGGAAGATCTGCAGTAGACGTAGCAATACAGCTACCATCAATACCAAAAGTAAGAGATTACTACAACAACAAGCTAACCCTTTTTAGAAAGACTCAAAAAGGCATATAGCTTTCTGGTATAATTTAATTAGGAGAATACTATGGCAAAAATACCGTTACCTGAGCGAGGTCAACCAATTGACGTTAGCTATATTTATCAGATTACAAACGCTGTAAATCAATTATCTGATCAAATATCTACAACTGGATATAATTCAACTACAATCGATACGCCAGGCGTTGGTCCACAATCAGTAAAAACTTCTGAGGCAAGAATTATAGGTGGTCGTGTAGAGGTAACTTCAGGAAGTTCACAAACTGCTGATAACACTGTAGAGTTTAGATACTCTTATGATGCAAACTTTAAGTATACACCAATTGTAACTGCAACAATTGTAAATGCTGGTAGTGCAATAGGAGCAGGATCTGATGCCACTGTTATTTTAACAAATGTTAACACAAGCGGATTAACTGGTTTGGTTAGGTTTAATAGGGCTGGAATTGCATCCACAACCGTTAATCTAATTATAATCGGAATTCCAAACTAATGCAAAGCAATGAAAGAAAACTATTAGACGAAGAGTACAATCAAGAGTCTGTTATTCCTGGAAATAAAAAGGTTTGGTTCTTAAATGGCGATCTTGTTCGTCCGCACCATCAAAGTCGTTCTACTGGAATGATTACACTTTACAACATTACAAAAGATCGCATGGAGTCTTGCTTTACATCTGACTTTAAACGTAATCGTGAACGTGCCTATACTGTGGGAGAAACAGCTAAGCTAGTTAATCGTCACAAAAAATATATGCCAAGCCTAATGAAGCGTGGCGTAATTCCATTTCCAATAGGATCTTCTAAGGATGGAAAAACTGGGTGGCAAATAAGAAGCTATTATTCAGAGTCGCAAGTTAAAGAAATTCGTGATATACTAGCATCAATACATATTGGCCAACCAAGAAAAGATGGCTTAATTACAAACAATATGACACCAACTAACCAGGAGTTGACAAGACGAATGGGAGATGGTATACTGACTTATACAAGAACTGAGGATGGCAGGTTTATACCTGTTTGGTCAGAATCTATTTAATACCGTGAGGGGTAGGAAAATGAACAACGAAGAAACCAAGGTAAACGTTACTTTAGGATATACACTTAATCTAGGTAACTTTCAGTCTTTGCGTTTGGATCTTGGGGTAGTTGACTCAAGACGTGAAGGTGAGACTGTTAACGACGCATTTGAGCGTGTGTACAGCTTTGTAGAATCAAAGCTAACAGAAAAACTAGCAGAAGCAAAGTCTGAAATAGACGAGTAATGGCTGAACGTAAAGACCGCATGGCTTTACTTGGCACCTACTCTAGTCAACATCTTAAAAAGTATGGTGCAAAGCCAGTACTTAATCTGAACACAGAACAATGGGCAGCTGATGCTATTGTTGAATCATTTGGCCTTGACTTAGCCATGAAATTAGTGTACTATTATTTTGAAGTAGCACAAAAACCAAGCTGGACATTCTATGCCTATAATGCAGAAAAGATTTTGCAGGCTATGGATGAAAAGGTAAAAGACGAAAAAGAACGAGCAGAGCGTAGAGAGATGGCTAAAAGGTGGCTAAGTGAGTAATACAGAATCAAAGGTAATATCAGCAGTATTGTCTGATAAGCAGATGCATGTATTGCTTCAGGCTAATATTGATACCTTGCTAACTACACACCTTGACATCTGGACCTTTATTCGTAAATACTTTGAAACCAATCAATCAGTTCCTCCAACATCACTAGTTGTAGAAAAGTTTCGTGACTTTGCTCCAGTAGACGGTATTGGATCAACTAAGCATCACTTAGATGAGTTACAAACAGAATATTTAAATGATAGTCTAAAAAATATCTTACGTAATGCTGCACAAGAAGTTCAAAATGGTCAGGGTGGTATTGCCCTAGAAGATCTAATTACAAAAACTTCAGAGCTAAAGAAGAATACCTCTGCTATCCGTGACATTGATGTTACAGACCTTGAGTCTGCAGTCGCATACTTTGAAAATGTAAAAGCACAGCAAGCACTTGGTGTTACTGGTATTAAAACAAACCTTCCAGGATTTGATAACTATCTACCAGCTGGAATTATGCCAGGACAACTTGGAGTATTCCTTGCTTATCCAGGTATTGGTAAGTCCTGGATGGCACTATATTTTGCGGTACAGGCATGGAAGCAGGGAAAGTCACCACTAATTATCTCTCTAGAAATGTCAGAGACAGAAGTTCGTAATCGTGTATTTACTATTATGGGTGAAGGTCTATGGTCACATCGTAAGATTAGCAACGGCGACATTGAACTAGACATGCTAAAAAAGTGGCATCAGAAAGAGATTGCTGGCAAGCCAGAGTTTCACATTATATCTAATGATTCTGGTGGAGAAATTAATCCATCAGTTCTTCGTGGAAAGATTGATCAGTACAAGCCTGACTTTATTATTGTTGACTACCTACAACTCATGTCTCCAAACCAAAGATCAGAAAATGAAGTTGTTAGAATGAAAAACCTATCTCGTGAGCTAAAGCTTTTGGCTATTGGCGAAGAGGTTCCTATTATTGCTATTTCATCAGCCACTCCTGATGATGTAAATGATTTGAGCGGTGTTCCAACTCTTGGTCAAACTGCTTGGTCACGTCAAATTGCTTACGATGCTGACTGGGTTTTAGCACTAGGTCGTGCCACAAATAGTGATATCATAGAATGTGCATTTAGAAAAAACCGTAATGGTTTTATGGGTGACTTCTTTGTGCAAGCAGATTTTGATAAAGGCTATTACAGATACAAAGACATGGAAGACAAATAAAAAGAGTGAACGACAAGAAGAATTCAAAAACAGTATATACAGCAGAACAAATTAAACGTGTACTTATTGGCTCAGGCATTGAGATAATGAATGAGATTGATTCTGACTATATTATTTTTTGTCCATTCCACAATAACTCTCGTACCCCAGCAGGAGAAGTAGATAAGGTTACTGGAATATTCTTTTGCTTTGCTTGTCAAAAAGTAGCTAACCTAATTGAACTCGTAATGGATAATTCTGGTAGGTCATACTTTGAGGCTGCACGTTTTATTAAGAGCAAAGAAACAACTGCAGACCTTACTTATGATATTGAAAAACAACTACAAGAAAAGCCAGAGTACGTCCAGTATGATGAGCTAATTATAAAACGCCTAAATAATCAAGCACTAGAATCTCCACGTGCCATGCGTTACTATACAGGAAGACTTATTACAGAAGAGTCTGTTAAAAAGTTTTCTTTGGGCTATTCAGAAAAGCAAGACATGGTTACTATTCCAGTAGCATCTCCAGATGGGATGACTATTGGATTTGTTGGTCGTTCTGTGGAGGGTAAAGAGTTTAAAAATACCCCAGGACTACCCAAGAGCAAAACACTATTCAATCTAAACAGAGTAAAGACTTCTGATAAGGTCTATGTCGTTGAGTCATCTTTTGATGCGATAAGGCTTGATCAGGTGGGGCTGCCAGCAGTGGCTACCCTAGGATCCATGGTATCTGGTATACAGATGGACTTATTGAAGAAATATTTTAACAATATTATTCTTCTTGCTGACAACGATGAGGCTGGAAATACAATGAGGCAAAAGCTAATTGATAAGCTTGGCTCTCGCATTTCTGTAATCAAGCTTGATGCTAAGTACAAAGATATTGGAGACATGGATGATGAAACAATAAAAACACTAGAGTATAGGTTTGACAACTCAATCATGTCTATGCTACAATAAGAAACCAACACAATATAAAAAATAGGAGAACACAAAAATATGAGCGTTGTAAAAGGACTAAAAAACATTAATGCACTACTAGATAGCAAGCCAGCTTCAGACCCAGCAGCATCAGGACCAAAGGTTCGTTGGGTAAAGCTAGCAGACGGACAGTCTGTAAAGATTCGTTTTGTTGAAGAGCTAGATCAAGATTCCGCAAACTATAGCCCAGACCGTGGTTTGGCTGTTGTTGTTAAGGAACACACAAATCCAAAGGATTACAAGCGTAAGGCTCTAGACACGATGGAGTCAGAAGGCCGTGACTGGGCAGAAGAAATGCATCGTAAAGACCCAAAGGCAGGATGGCGAGCACGTCTTCGCTTCTACTGCAACGTGGTCATTGACGATGGTATTGAAGAGCCATATGTAGCTGTATGGTCACAGGGTATCTCTAAGCAGTCTGCATTTGACACTATTCGTGAATATGCACTTGAGACTGGAAGCATCTCTAACCTAGTTTGGAAGCTAAAGCGTAATGGTCAGGGTATTGAAACTAACTACACTCTAATTCCAACTACACCAGATGCAGAACCGTTTGACTGGTCAAAGGTACAGCCATTCAACCTAGACAAGGTTGTTCGTCACGTGCCATATGCAGAGCAGGAAAACTTCTACCTAGGCTTTGACGGCCCAGGTGCTTCAACCACCAGCAACGCTGACTGGTAAAAAGTTGAGCTGGGCATCTCCATAAACTGCCCATCCCACAATTTTATTTAACTAACAAAGGACTTTTATGAATTACGCTGGACTACACGTTCACACGCACTACTCCCTATTTGATGGAATCGCAACACCACAAGAGTATGTGGATCGTGCAGCTGAACTAGGTATGCCAGCTATTGCTATTACTGATCACGGTTCTTTGTCTGGTCATCGTGAGATGTACCGTGCTGCAAAAGAAAAGGGCATCAAGCCAATCCTTGGTATTGAGGGGTATATTACGAGAGACCGCTTTGATCACACAGACAAGAAAGAAAAGAACGACCCACTAGATTTAAACTACAACCACCTTATTATTTTAGCTAAGGATGCTGCTGGACTAGAAAACCTTAACAAGCTAAATGAGATTGGTTGGACAGAAGGTTTTTACAAGAAGCCAAGAATTGACTGGAAGGTTTTAGAAGAATACAAAGAAGGTCTTATTATAACCTCTGGATGTTTGTCTGGTGTGCTAGCAAAAGCCATTGAGGCTGACGAGCTTGCATATGCTAAGGACCACATTAAGTGGTGTAAAGAAACTTTTGGTGATGACTATTACCTAGAAGTAATGCCACACAACCCAGCAGAAATTAACAAGATTATTCTAGATCTTGCTGACGAGTTTGATATCAAGCCAGTCGTAACTCCAGACTGCCATCACTCTGACCCATCTCAAAAAGAAATCCAAGAGCTCAAGCTTATTCTTAACTCATATTCAAGTAAGCCTGAAAAAGATGCTACATATGACAAAGCAAAAAAGCTAGATGGATTAATGGATAAGTTAGATTATCTATATGGTGCTGACCGTCAAATGTCATTTAATAAGTTTGAGATTTACCTTCTTTCATATGAAGAAATGAAGGCTGCAATGGGGGCACAGGGAATTGATCGTGCAGACATGTTTGAGTCTAGTCTTGAAATTGTAGAAAAGATTCAAGACTACAATATTCAAGACCATGCTGACCTGCTTCCAGTTCAGTACCAAGACCCTAACGGTGAGCTAAAATCCTTAGCACTTGAGGGACTAAGGCTTAAGGGGCTTGCAGACAAGCAAGAGTATCTAGATAGACTAGACGAAGAGCTAGAAATTATTAAGAACAAAAACTTTGGTCCATACTTCTTGGTTGTACGCTCTATGATTGCATGGGCTAAAAAAGAAGACATCATGGTAGGTCCAGGACGAGGTTCTGCTGCAGGTTCTTTGCTTTGTTATGCTCTAGAAATTACAGACATTGATCCAATTGAACATGGTCTTTTGTTCTTCCGCTTTATTAATCCAGAGCGTAATGACTTCCCAGATATTGATACTGATATCCAAGACAATCGCCGTGATGAGGTAAAGGACTATTTGGTTAGACAGTATCGTCACGTAGCTTCCATTGCTACCTTTCTTCAGTTTAAAGATAAAGGTGTTGTACGTGATATTGCACGTGTTCTACAGATCCCACTAACAGACGTTAATAAAGTTATGAAGCTTGTTGACACTTGGGATGACTACTGCACCTCAAAGCAAACTGAATGGTTCCGTGAAAAGTATCCAGAGATTGAGCTTTATGGTGAACAGCTTCGTGGTCGTATTCGTGGTACTGGTATTCACGCTGCAG